TAGTATAATGAGAGATTTAATTCGTAAAATATTGAAAGAGGAAACAGAGGGTGTTAAACAGATTAAGGATAATTACAAAAAGGTAGAAAAAAACCTCCCTAAGATTTTGAAATTAATCAAAGTAATGCTCAAGGGTCATTACGATGATATTAAGGTTGGAAAAAAAAATGTATTTTACGGAAGTGATAATTATATCTCAGAATCTTTCCTTATTAACATCTACAATAGTGATGGGAATTTCCCTCTGACCATAAGAGCCTTATTCAACAGTATTAGAGATTTTGTAGGTATTGACCCATCAGAATACGGTGTTCCTCTTGACATACAATTTGTTAATACAAAAACTTTAAAAGAGTCCAATCGTGAAATTCTGAGAATGCGAAGAAGAGTAGATGAAATAGAAGAAGAGCTCACGGAATTGATGCGTAGGATATATGTGAGAAAATCTCCTTGTGAATATACGAAGGAGGCTTGGCAAAGGACGGTCTTTTCAAATTTTTTCGAGGATTTTGATTATTATGCTAAAATTCATGGAATGTCAACCAAGGACGCTAAGGAATTAAAGGATTTCCTTGTTGAAAAGTTTAATGGTTTTGTTGAAGATTTTTGGAAAACGAGATGTGATAAAAATTCAACTCAGGAGAATGAACAAGTATAGGAAAGTAACAATTTCAGAGGAAAGACTATTACAAGTCGTTCACAAATTCCTGAGTGATTTTCTACCCAAAAAAAACATCTGTGATATTGAGGTGGATTTTAATACAAAGTATGGAAGAATTGTTGTAAAACTTTATTTCAGTAATTGGACCACGGAAGATGAAGAGTATAACATCCAACAAGACGCCTTAGAAAAAATAGAAGACTATTTTGGTATTACACCCTGGACATATACCTACCGAGATAGTTGTTAAACTATATTTATAGAATATTTATTTTTTGTGAAGAAAATTATAAAAATTACAGAGGGAGACATCAAAAAAATCGTAAAGCTTGTTTTGGAACAGGAGGATTATGAGGAGTATGATGAGATGGAATATTATGATGCTTTTTTTACTGGCTTTAAAAAATACTTGCAAGAGAAGAAAAATATTGACGTATCCAAATACCCTCTTTCATATTTGATTTCAAAATATGGTAAATCTTTTTTAAAAGATTTGGAGATAGAGAACTACGATGATGACGAGGATGACGAGGATTTTGAAATATCTAGATGGAGGGTACCCGCCTTTGGTAGAGAAATTATCAAAAAAGGTTATGTAAAAGTTCCATCAATGAAGTTGCAAGGAACTTTCAAAGAAACATTTCCAAAAGTGTTGGATAGTTTTATCCAAAGACTTAATCTACCTGAGTATGTGAAAGTGGAAATAGTTGAACCAAAACCATTCGTTCTTGAGATAAATTCCGAAGTTGATTTTCAAAAATCTTTGAAATCCTCCGAACACCAATACAGCTCTTATGCAGATGCAGTAAAGAAAAGATTAGAAAAATTTTTGAGAGAGTATTTGGGACTTCAAATCAATTCTCGCTATTTGGGGGGTGTTGAAATTTCGGGTGCAAATCAAAATAAATTAATTAACGATGTTTGGTTCCAAAATGAACTCAAATCTATCAGAAAGCAAATAAGAGGATTGGAAGGGGCTAAACACATCCACTCAATTCGTGCAGACTTTAACGACAACTCGGTAAAATTACGTCTCACTTTTAAAGATACTTATGGTTTCGGGTTCGCAGGTAAAAGAAAATTAAGAGACGATGCACAAAACCTTCTGAGGGAACTAGGGTATGATAATAGAAAAGTTTCTATAGACTACTAATGTGGACTTGAATTTACTTTTTGGATTAAAATCATAAGTTTTTTTATATGGTCTTAAATTCTAACATACCAAGTTTCAAAGCTTTAGTAAAAAAGTCATATTTCACAAAAAACTCAGAACACAATAATGAGTTTATAAAAGTTTATGTTTTCGGTTTACAATCTTTATCAGGTTTGATTTTAACTTTCCACGTTATGACAGATGATGGAATGGTTAGAAGCAGAGTTCCAATCTCAGAAATTTATACAAAAGAACCCAAAAACGACATCCCTTATAATTTTAAACAACTTTGGGATTGTTTCTCAACAAATGTTTCAGTTATAGAATATGATTTTTTGGCATTTCATAGAGCACAAATAGCACTGAGAGATGGAACTAAAGTATGGGGGACCTATCTATTCACCGTGGATTGGTATAATAACCCATATAGTGATGAGCCATCAGATTATAAATGTGGACACATATTTGAGGGGGACGATGGATATTTGCTTTGTCAACCAAATAATAGGATATTTTGGAAAGATTCAAACTGGGTCACCAAAAAAATACCACAGGACTTAAAACAGTTTAAAGTAGATACAGAAATACATTCAGTTGAAAATCAATCCGACCGTTGGGTGACAGAGGACACCGATTCTTTTTATTACGACATCACTGAACAAAATTGATATTTATTGATATGAACTTAGCTCACTTGTCCAAATCATTAACCTCAGTTTTCAATACTGTTGGAAACAAATGGTTAGAAGACAATTTCGGAGAAGGCCCTTTCGATTTCAGAGTATACGTCAGAAAGGGTGGTCCTGATGAGACAGCCAACTATGTTGCTGAAGTTTATTCAGAACCTCCCATCCCAAAGGGACTGAATTGGAAAGACCCTAGTCAACATAATACCTATGGAATACATTATAGTGTGTTCGAAAATAAACTGAAAGAGTTGTCCAACTACGTTGATGTCTTTGGTGGATTAGGAAAAATACTAAAGATTAAACTTATGGACGTTATCTATGTCAAACCAAAAAAAACATGAAAAAACTATTAATTACACTCGTTTTGGGTTGCTTAGGATTTATATCAGAAGCACAACCCCCTCAAAGACCTCTTCCTAATCAATTTAGAGACTTTGTAGACCATCAACAAAGAATACAGATGGAAAGACCTAACATTGAAAGAAAGGACGGTAAAGTCATTATAACGATGTCTGAAGAACAATTCAAAAGAATGCAGATGATGAGACAGGCTCAAAGATTTAGACAGGCTCGTTTCACACAACAAAATTGTTGTCAGAATTGTCCAATGAACAAACCGAGACCCCATAGAGGTCCAAGACACAACAAACTTTAAATGAAATCCCCGACTTAGGTTGGGGATTTTTGTATTTATTATTAATACTTTGAAAAAGAAATAATAAAAGGTATTTAATAGTATGAAGAAGACTTACATTTTGTCAGAGTCACAATATCAAAGACTTGTTGAAAGGGACTTTGTAAATCAAGAATTTGTTGACAACATATTAGATAAAATCAGTGCTCAAGGTGAGGAGTCTCTCACGGACCTTGAAAGGTATATTTTGAAAAATCCTAATGAACCGATTGTAAAATACGGAGACCAAGATGACGATTGTATTGAAGACGTTATAAAATTACTTTTTTTGAATAGATTGGTTGATGGTGAAAACATGAAAGTTTATGATGATTTTATTGAAGTTTCAAAATTTGCCGACGCACCAAATTTAGATTATTTCAATGGTGAAAACTTTATAAGATTTTATTGTCTTTTTGATGATGGTCGTAGGGTTATGATGGACTTTGCTGACAATGGAGAGTCTCGCGAAGAAGTTAAAGCACACATAAAAAATGTTTGGGAAAACAAATTACCTGATACGGAATTTATCGTAGATGATGATTTCCCTGAATTTAATGAAGAAAATTAAGATGAAATACATTTTATCTGAGAAACAATTTAGACTATTGGAGCAAGAAGAGAAAGCATTTTCTCCTGTGGAAGTTGTTTTGTTCAAAAGAGTAAATCAGGAAAAAGAAAAAAAGAAAATCAAAAAGAAGGCGGAGATTGAAGATTATATTAGAAACATTACCCTCTATTTGGGACTTCCCCCAGAAAATACGAAGTATTACACAGAACTTTATTTATTGAACTTTCGAAAAGACGGAAAGTATGATGAAACTACGAAAGCACAACTCGTAGACCCAAGGAACTTACCTGGTAAAGTAGTTCTTAACACTTCAGCCGGTCAGTATTCTCAAGTTCAAATGCCATTTAGAGGTTCTAATCTTTCAGGGGAGTGGGAAAAGGATATGAGAGGAGTTAAATACTACGTTGTGAAATCATATGGTTGGTATCCAATTTATATTTTCAAAGAGGGAAAATGGTACGAGGTCACGAAAAGATATTCTTCATCTACAGGTAGACAAATGTCAAATACCTCACCAACGAGATATAGTGATGAATTGAAATCAGAAATCTTTTGGGCATCACCTGAAGAAATGAAGTTATTACAGAGGGGATTTACACACGAGGAATTTTTGAAATACAAGGCATCACAATTTGAAAAGAAGGCTAAACAAGATACAAGCATGAGAAAAAGGTCTCATACCATTTATGGAGCACCTGGCCAAAACTTTGATTGGTCAAGTTATACAATCAAGTTTAAGATAAAAGATTTGAGGAAGGAGGGAGAAAACGGAGTTGTTGACATTGATATATATGAGGTTTCTGACCCAAGAAGGGACAAAAAAATTAATTATTTGGCAAATGAAGGCGGGTTTTCGAAGGAATTTGTTGAGGCAAGAATACTTGGAAAGGTCGGAAGAGAACTCCGAGATTATATTGGAAAAAAACTACAATGGTATGGTGAGGATTACAGGTCAGGTGACCATCAACTTAAATTCAATTTTAATCATATAGACAATGGCAAAAAGTAAGAAAAAATTCAAACCGATGAGAAGCAAAAGGTCGGGTATAAAAACTCAGAAGAGAATAAATGAAAATAATAAAATTTTGAAAAAAATTTCATGAAATTTATCATCACCGAAAATAGAGTAAATGAGGTCATTACAAATTATCTCGATAAAAATTATGGAGATTTGAACTGGACATACGCTCTGAACGATGATGGAGATGAAACTGACTGTGCGATTGAATTTTACGAAGGAGACTATTCTGACGAGGAGGTTAAATTTAGAGTTTATAATAAATGTTGGTGGAAGTATAATTCTTCAGACAATGCCAGAGAAATGCACGAAAAATCACCCATTCTTATTTTCGAGAATTATAATGAATATAATGCTTTGGATGGATATTTCGGCAATACTTGGATTGAACCATTTAAAAAGTGGTTTGAGGACACTTATGAATTTGAATTAAAAACAGTAGAATATTAATATGAATAAACATTTAGGTTCCATTATTTTTGAGGAGGATAAAATTATCCTTAAGTACAACGAAGGTTATAAAGAGATATTCAATAAATCCAAAATAGATTATTCTGAAGGTGCCCAATGGATTGATTGGAAAGGAGAAAGATATTTTCTTAAAAGAGATTGATAATTATTCATTATGAGAGTTAAAATTACAGAGTCTCAAAAAAATAGATTATTGAATGAACTTTCTTCTAAATCTGCAGGAGTAAAAGAATTCTTGGATTTAGTGAAAGAGACACCGGGTCTATTGAAACATTTGGGATTCAGTAAACACAAATATTTGGAGGAATATGTTTTGGAGGCCACTTATAAAGAATTCCAAGAATTGAAAAAAGAGGCACAGTCATTCGAAAACAAGAAATAATTGATATTTATAAAAAAAAACAAATGAAAAAAGAAGTTTTAAGTGAAATAGACCAAATGAAATATTTGTTTGGTTATAAAGCCGGTAAGGTAATTAGTGAACAATCTAACGTTCCCTCGACAGGAGATACTAAACAAGAGACTCAATTTTTTACTCAAGATGGAGTTACTTACAAATTTCCAGGAATCAAAGATGAGATGGCTTTACAAAAATTCAGACGAGTTCCCTCTAATGCTGAAATAGTAGGTCAGATGAATATTCCACAAAGTTGGTTAGATATTTTTAATAGAGAAACAAGTGATAAACGAGGTACTGCTTTTTGGAACTTGAAAAATGGTGTATATAATTTTTTATCTTTAATTGCACAAGAGGGAATCACACCCGAAAGAATGTCGGAACCAAGTGTAAAAAATTGGTTCAAAGGTCAACCACAATGGAGATATATTGAAACCGTTACAACTCCTGACTCTAATTTTTATATGATGAGTGAGGACGAGTTTTTCAAAAAACTTGGAGATTTCATTAAAATAAGAGCAAACGAAATCAAATCATAAAAAAAAAGAGACCTTATGGTCTCTTTTTTATTTCTACGTTGTCATCAAACCAACCAGTTATTTTATTCCCCTCATAAATTCTTGAAACAAAAAGGTAGTTACTATCATTTTTGAAAACAACATAACTTCTAACTCCATCACTGTAATCAACTAAAACATCAATGAAATTATTTGAGTATGAATTTTTTGTCATTTTCTTTGTAATAGGTGTTTCATAATTGAATTGTCTTGTAAAAACCATATTATCAAAATCAAAAGTGAAAGTTAGATTACTTTGACCACTTGAGAGATAATTAACCTTATTCAGACGAATTGCATCTATAGTTGAGTAAGAAGAATCGTGATAGAAGTTTTGACCTCTATCTACATTAACAACATATTTTTGACCGTTAGACTTTAAACATGAAAGAATTAATAAAAGAAGAATAACTTTTTTCATTTTAATGGTTTTATAAAAACAAAAGTATAAATATTTTTTTACATATACAAATTTGTTTTCTATTGAAAATTTTTTTTGTACATTTGTGTAAATTAAAAAATATGTCAAAAGTAAAAATCTCAACAGCGAAGGGTGATATGATTGCCGAACTATACGACAATGAAACACCAATTACAGTAAATAACTTCTTAAAACTCATTGGAGAAAAATTTTATGATGGATTAAATTTCCATCGTGTAATTCCTGGTTTTGTTTGTCAAGGGGGGTGTCCTAATGGTATTGGAAATGGTGGACCCGGGTATACCATCCAATGTGAAGTTTCATCACCCAAACAATTCCATGATAAAGGAGTTCTTTCAATGGCACATGCTGGTAGAAACACTGGTGGGTCACAGTTTTTCATCTGTCATAATAGACAAAATACTCAACATCTTGATGGTAATCACACTTGTTTTGGTAAAGTGGTTGAAGGTCTTGATGTAATCGACCAAATCAGACAAGGAGACAAAATCAATTCAATCACTTTAATCTAATCAAAATGAAAAAAATTATTTTCAGTTTAACCTTTTCTTTTATCTCTCTATTCAGTTTCAGTCAAACTGTTTATCGTTGCTACATGGCAGAACTTTACCTTTGGAACACATCTACAGAGGAGTGGAAACTTGACACAAAACTATCAGATTTAAAGATTGATGTTACTGTTGAAGACGAGTTTATTTCTTTTCACGCAAAAACCCCAACTATGTACAAGGTCTATAATAACAGTAAAGAACCTATGACAACTAAGTCCTTAGAAGGTCTTAGATATAACGGTAGAGATTTAAGAACTGATGACGAAGTGAAGATTGATGTTTTCAAGTCAAAAAATTCAAATATTGGTGTCATTTCTATTGTAAACATGAAAAAAGGATTCAACTTCAGGTATTTCTTAGAACTAAGTGAATAAAACGAAACCCCCTCCTAAGTAGGGGGTTTTTGATTATGGATACAAACGAAAGACTAACTCATTTAATAAAACTCAGATTGAAAAGTGCTCTGAAAAATGCAGAAATATTGCCGCATGCAGAGTCAATTTACATTTTCAACAGAAAAAATTCGGAATGGTATTTCATAATAAATTCCAGCGGAGAATTGAGATTTAACAGTAAATTTTTTGATATAACTTTTCTTCTATTCTCAATGGACCAAAGTAGATACAGTAAGGTTCTTAAAGAAATTGTCGAAAAATCTTTCAATTATCCTATTAGAAATACTCAAAGAGTCGGAAGTGATTTGAAATGGGAATTAAATATAGTAACCTCCAATAATAGAAAAGATTGGGATTTGAAAAATAGATATGGTTTTCCTTATCATCTTGCAAAAAAATATTTGGATATAAAAAATACATCCGAGGGAGGGAAATGGTATTTCACCGAATTATTTTAGAGGGAAAAACTCTCTCCGCAACCACAAGTTCTTGAGGCGTTTGGGTTAACCCACTCAAATCCTTTACCATTCAATCCATCAGAGTAGTTAAGCTCAGTTCCAAAAAGATATAGTAAAGATTTTCTATCTATTACAATTCTGAGGTCATCAGAAAGTGTCAACACTTCGTCAGTCACGTCTTTTTTATCATCAAAGTCCATAACATAAGATAGTCCACTACATCCCCCACCTTTTACACCAACTCGAAGAAAATGCGTTGTAGTTTCCAAACCTGAATCGTTCATCAGTTTTAGAATGTGTGTTTTAGCATTTTCTGTCACCGTTACCATAATTAAAAATTAAGACCTAGTCCGAAGTAGAAATTATTTATAATGGGATTATAATCGATTTTGAAACTAGCCGTTTTGAAATCGTGTAAAATACCGAATTTAATTGTCATGGAGTTATCCTCATACTTTGGAAAAGTAATGTAACCAATATCGTCTTTACCTCTATACCTTACAATTTCATTCTTACCTCCAACCATCATGTGAACACCTGTTCTTTTGAATCTTTTTCCAATACCCACGTAGTATGTTTTGAGTTTAACCAAATCATCAACTAAAGGAAAATCTACCAAATTTATGTTTCCGTAAGGGAAAAAAGTAGAGTTGTCCTTTTGGTAAGTGGAGTTGTATTCCATAATGAAGTATGACTTAGTTCCCACTGCAAAAAAACCACCGATTTGGTTAGAACTTGACATTTGTAAACCAAAATTATAGACAGGTTTTTTACCGAAGATTGTGTCTTTTCTTCCATTGTCATAGTAAAACACCCGTGCAGGTTGTCTATACCCCCATGAATTCCAATAATCAAATGGAAACCATGAGTTCCAACCGAAACCTGGTGCACCCCACATACTCCACCTATTCCATTCCCATCTGTTCCAACCGAAAGGTCGGTTATCTATTATTACGGGCGTTCTAACCTCTCTTGGTTTGTTGAATTCCGTAGGGTTCTGATTACGCCAAGAACTTGTTGTGGTGTTTGTTGATGAGTTTTGGGATGGTGGTGTAGTACGCCAAGAACTGGTTTGAGAAAAGGCAAATATTTGTACTGAGAGTATAAAAATTGAGGAAAAAATAAACTTTTTCATAGTAAAGTAGTTTAAAACATTTTTATGGTTTCAAGAAGGGCGTTTGAAAAACCTGATAGGAATTTTTTCATTTTAGTTTAATTCTTCTAAACCGTTTTTTTTACGGTAATCGTTTATTGCTGCTTTGATTGCATCTTCTGCGAGCACTGAACAATGAATTTTTACAGGGGGTAGGTTTAATTCCTCAACAATAGTCATGTTATCAATTTTTACCGCTTCTGTTATTGATTTTCCTTTCAACCATTCAGTTGCTAAACTTGATGATGCAATTGCTGAGCCACAACCGAAAGTCTTGAATTTAGCGTCGGATATAATACCGGCTTCGTCGACCTCAATTTGAAGTCTCATAACATCACCACACTCGGGGGCACCAACTAATCCTGTCCCAACGTTTGATTTTGATTTATCCAAAGTTCCAATATTTCTCGGATTGGAATAATGGTCGATGACTTTTTCTGAATATGCCATATCTTCTATTTACACTATTTATAAATATTCACACACGATGTCATCAATAATAATAAAAGAAAGTCAATACGTCAAACTTTTGGAGACAGCCATGGACTTGGACATCTATGTTCAACCGATTGACCCTCCGATTCCTGGTAGAAATGATGATTTTGTCGATTCCTTGGAAGAAATAAAACAAAGAATTGATGAGATTATAATGATGTCAGATAATGGTCAAGAAATTGATAGAGAACAAAAGAGGGAGATTTATCGTCTTGTTGATTTATTCAATAAAACTTATGAAAAAATTAAATTTGTTGATAAATCTGACATTGTTCCTATGTTTTAAAAAAAATTTATGCAAAGAAATTTAAGTAATTCAGAGAAAGCTAAAATATACAACCAAATGCTTTTTCAATATCAAAGATTACAAGAGCAAGTAAGACTTATAAAGGCAGAAAACTTGGAATTGAATGCAAAACAACTTCAAGAGGTTCAAAAACTAGAGGCTCAAATGAAAAAAATCTTCAATGATACCCAAAGACTATATTAATCCATAGTTTGATGATATTTATATAGACAATAAAATCAGAAAAAATAAAAGATTATGTCAGTTACGGTAAACTTAAGAAATAACACAACTTTTTTCATTAGAGTTAATGGCATTGATGAAGTTATTGTTCCAAATTCTGAAATAGAAGATAAAACAATTCAGTGGATTTCCACAGAAAACAAAACTATTCAAATCTTCGACAACGAAGAAGCTAATAATACACCAATCTGTCAAGGTTCATTGAATTTCATCACAAATGATGGTATTTTTGCAGACAGAGGAGACATAAGTGGAACACAGCTTGTCAAAATGCAAGCAGATATTACGGGTGCAGGAAATGTTATACTTCAAGAAGAGAATGGAACAGGAGGAAAATTGTTGGAATGGTCAGAAATTGACCCTGAAACCACAGTAAATCTTTCTTTTTGGAACTTATAAACTAACCCCCCTTGAAAAAGGGGGTTTTTTATTTAATATATGTTTATGTTTAATTTATTTTTACAAATCAGAAGGTTTTTTTTGAAAAAACCTGAAAGAAAACTTACTTGGACGGTTGAAGATTATGAATTGGGAAAAAGTTGGTCTAAGTCGGTCCCTCACCCTTTTCTGAAAAACAAAACTTTGTGGGATTTATGTTATGACAGAAGGGATTCTGCCAACACAATCCATAACATTAACAAGTTTTTGTTTAACGAAATTTAAATCCTGTAAGTTTTTCGATTTTTTCTACGGGGACTTCATTATCCTCGAATCCGTTCGGGGTAGAAAGGTCGTTTTCAAACAAAAAACCTCTAAACTTCTTTTCATTTTTGATATAAATGACCTTCCAACACTGTTTTGGAACACTAACTCTACCTATTTTCTTAATTTCTCCAATATTTCCTGTCCAAACTCTTATTGAATCCTTCTTTTGGGCTTCGTACCTTATGAAAGTCTCTAAACTCTTCCAATCACCAGCGTTTAATCTGTGATATTGAGCTACCATGTTCGAAAAATAGAAACATTCGTCTTGAACCTGTTGGGTTTGACATAAATTGTCCGCAGCTGGCATCATATGACCTCTATCCATCCCACTATTTACATAATCCTTTGCAATATCGGTTTCTATAGGTAATTTAGGGTCAGGTTTGAAATTATCTTTCCTTTTGAGTGGAGTTAAACAACTTACCATCGCTTTTGTGGTCCACCATTCGACCAAAACGGGATATTTTTTTGATTTATCGAACACTGTTGTGAAGTTTGTGTGTTTCAATCTTACAGTGTCTTGACCGAAACCTATATTTACTAAGGAAATCAGGAATATTAATATTGAAGTTCTCATAATCATAAATATTGTGGGTATTTTGTTTGTGGAAAACTTGATTAAGTTTATCTAAATGAACGTCAATAGAGAATTAAAGATTGTATGGTGGGCACCAGAAAGGTGTGGTACAAAAATAACTGCAGAAATCTTCAGAAAATTTGATTTTGAATTTTACAACACCATCAATAAGAAATTTACACCACTTTCAGAAAAATACCATTCTCATGCAATTGATTTACCTGATGAATTCAAAGATTATAAAATAATTTGTAATGTAAGGAACCCTTATGACAAGATTTTGAGTTTTTATTTGAACTTTACCTCTGTCGGGAGACATTTTGTTTATTTAAAAAACAAAAAAGAAGAATTAAAAAATAAAATTGATACTTTCACTTTGGAACTTTTCGAATACGCTATCAATCAAAGGATTTTGGAAAATAAAATTGACAAAATTCCTGTTCGTGATTACGTCGCTAAACTAAGTTTTGATGGAATAATACCCCATAACTTGATAAGAATGGAGAATTTGGTAGAGGACCTATCCAAATTAGAATTTATCACAGAAAGTTCACATTGGAAGAGCGGAGAAATAATCGATTTGATATCCAATAACAAATTTTACAATAAAAAACCTTTTGAATTTACAGATTTGTACTCATTTCAGGCTGCATCAAGAGTTTACAATTACTATAAAAAACATTTTTTCATTTGTGATTATAACCCCTTCTCTTTTACAAAAGAAATTTTGACTGAAGAACAGAAATTCGAATTCATCCACGGAATATTATAATTTCAAGTATATTTATTGTCATGAGTAAGAAATTTATTTTGTCTGAAGATGAAAAAAGTCTAATCAGAAAAATGTATTTGATAGAGGAACCTCAACAAGAAGAAAAAAAGTTTTGTAACAGTGGTAATGTAAAGACACTAGATGAAATTATGGGTATAGATGAACCTGAAGATTACATCGAAGGTGTTACTCTAAGAAAACAAGGTGTTGGTGGTTTGGCAGACAGATTGGAACTTCTAAAAACCTTAAGACTTCATCCGAACATTTCAGACGGTGGAGAACATTTGGCTTTTGAACTTATGAATACACTGAAAAGTTTCAAACCCTACAAATATTTCGATGAGGTTAAGAAAGAATGTACTACAGCAATGGACAAAATCATCGAACTTTACAAGGAAAATGAACACGGTGAAGAATTAGTAAAAGACATCGAAAAAGTTATGAACCACAATCACGTTTCACCGAGAGCAAAAGAATTTTTGAAACACTGTATGGGATACGCTAAAGGTCAGTAATTACTTTTCGAAAAAAATTTTATATATTGATGTCCCACAACGGGACATTTTTTTTATGTCAACACAATCACATATCGATAAGGTGAACCTACAACCCATGGTAATCCCATATCCAACACACGTGGGAGCACCTAAGATTGAACCCCAAGATTTGACCGCATTTAAAAAACACGGTCTAAACAAAGTGGACCGATTTGTGAAAAAAAGATTTGACGAACTCGTTAAAGAGGCAGAAACCCTCCAAAATTCAATTCTACTTCAGCAGGAGGTCTATGAGTCACAATACAAATTTGAACCCAAAATCGGAGAGATATATCACTTATATGAGAATTCTGATGGGTCAAAGACCCTCTCTCTCATTGGACCCACCGAATGGTCAAAGTCCTTTTTATATTCTGTTATTTTAAACTCCGATATGACGTGGTCTAAAATCTGACCATCTCAGAAAACGGGAAAATTTCCTAGAACTAGTATTGCTAGTTTTTTTAATTTTTTTTATTTCTATTATTATTCTATAAGAATAATAATTATTTCCCTCCTTTCAAAAGTCCAAATTTCACCAAAAAAAACTTTTAATAATCTTTTATATTTATTAAATAAAAATTAATGGAACCACAATCATTATATGCCGTCATGGTCACACTCATAACCGTTTTGGGTTCGGCAACCGCTTTCAGATTTTACGAAAAAAGAGCAATGAGAAAAGAAAGAGATGAGGATTTCATCAGACACGATTGTAGGGATAGAATATCAAAATTAGAAGTATTATTACAAGAAAGTTCTCGTGAGAAAGACGACATGAGAAGCACAATTTTAACACTCACAGAAAAAGTTTCTGCACTTACAGTAAAGGTTGAATTTTTACAGAAAGAAAATATGGAGTTGTTAGAGGAAATCAGAAAGTCCAAATAATTTAGACATCAAAATTTACTGAAACTTTTACGGGAATATCGTTGTAGATATAAGACACCGCATCTGTAATCAATACATCTGCCAAGTATCTATCCAAAAGGGATTCATTAATTTCATCACCCAAAATTATTTTAGCTTCGATGTATAATGATTTAGAAGTGATACTGTAATCCAAATTTGTGATTGCAATTTTTGAATCTGAGCCGTACATAGTTTGGACGTCCGATTTTTTTATGACATTGATATAATGTTCCAAAATTCGGATAATACGCTCCTTGTCCTTCATAAGGAAATAATAGAGAAAAAAAATTCAGAGTGAATTATCTACCCTGACCTCTATAGGCTTTAGGTCTTGGAGAATGTTTGTTATATGATTTTTTTGCGTTTCCACCCTTTCTTTTTCCGAAAGTAATTTTTCTTGATACACCTGTCGATTTTGAACCTTTTGCCATGATTTAAGATTTTATGAATAAATATTTTTATATTTATTTTTTATGAGAATGACAGAAAAAGAAATAAATGAAATAAAATCTAACTATGATGGAGGATATTCTCCTGAACTTTTGAATCATCTCAAAAGACACTTTAGGACCTTCGAACTTAATTACGATTGGATGACTTCGCCTATCAAAATGATTGTGATAAATGAAAAGGGGTATTCCTTATACGAAAACAAAAAATTCCTCACATCTAAAATTTCAGATGTGGTTGAGGATGAGTGGATACACCTTGGGATTCCAAAAATCAGAAAAACTGTGAAATATTTTTTGGACGGGATAAAATAATTTCCTATCTTTGTAAAGAGTTTGAAACTTATAGGCGATGAAAGATACTCGGTATTCTAACTCAAAAAAAGTTCTTATAAAGTTTGGTGGTCTGAAAAAGGTTTCTTATCTTTGTAAGACATTTGGTTGTGGTAGCTCAGTAACTCTTCGGGGTTTAGGTAGAGCAAGGACCTGAACAGTCTTGTGCCGGTGGTTCGACTCCACCCCCAACCACGAAAATTTTCAGATTTTTATCTGATTTTTCATCAGAAGATTTGGAAGGCATTAGAATCTTCCTTATCTTTACAAAAAAACGGACAGCGGAATGTTTACTTTGTGGTGGTTACCCATACTCACCCGTCCAATTTTCTTCTCCGCTCTACAAATTAGAAATACAGTGACGAACAAAACACGGGAGGTTTATGAGGAAAGGAAAATTCCGGCTTCATCCTGAATAAGCAAACAACCACAGACATTTCGGGCGTTTTGGTCGTAATATTAAAACAAGAGTTGTCCACTCATCGGGTTTAGTCGGTCTATTCCCAACCCAAAAAAATTTTGACCTGTTTGTCCTGACGGGGACTTTGGGAGACACGACGGTGTCTCCCTTTTTTTATGCCATTTAAGTATTTATCAATAAAGAAAAAATGGCAACAACAAGACCCTTTGCATATAATACAGGAAGCACCATACCAGGTACAGAACAAGTTGGAGATTTATCAGTTGGTACTCCAACTTCAGGATTTACAAGTAGCCCACAATATTGGAATGGACCTGACGAAGATTTAGGGTATGTTATTGCGGCTCCTGTTTCAGGAGATACTCAACCTACACCACTTTCTTTAACTTGGGACCCCAACTATGCCGGAACAGGTATTGTTTTATCAAGTGGAAATACTGTCGCAACATCAGGTCAAATACAAAGTTCTGTTTTGGGAACAAGACTTATAACCTCACCTAATAAGGTGATGTATAGCCTAAGGGTAAATCAATTAGTCACAGGACAAATTGGGTTTGGTTTACAAGATATGGACTTAAATTCCTATGTTGGTGGATTTGATGCAAAAAGTATTGGGTTCAGCAGCGACGGGGATTATCTTCATGCTGGAACGGTACAAGACTCAGGTTTACCAACATGGGGAAGTGTGAATGATGTTGTTGATATTGCCTTAGATTTGAATACCGGTATATGGTGGATTAGGGTTAATGGTGGAAACTGGAATGGAACTAGAAATGAAGACCCATCATCGGGAACTGGAAGTGTTAATTCGGCAGGATTAAATAATTTGTATCCAGCAATTACACCTTTCCCTGTAAATATTCAAGGTCAAGTTACTTTATTACCACAACCAATTTATTCGGTACCGGCAGGATTTACATTTTTAGGAGATATAACCGCATCCGTTGGATTTTATGGGACAAGTGGATTTTCAGATAGTGAATTTATTAATTTGTCTCAATCAGTATCAAGTGCTTATGGTATACCTCAAACATTTTCATCGGCAACCGATGCAAGTACATGGTTAACAACCAATGGTTTTTGGAATTCATATGTTTCAGTAACACCAACACCAACAGGAACATTACCAGTAACGTCAACTCCAACAACGACAAGTACTCCTACACCAAGTGAAACACCAACGAACACACCAACACCAACTACAACTGACTTAACTTCAGTTACAACATTCACAATTTCGGGATGTACCAACTTGAACGTATTAGTTGCTGATTTAGGACCATCATCATTAGCACCTGGTGACGTATTTAACTTTACATTCACAGGAGGAACACCAAGTGGATGTTATAGAATTGTTGAGAAGACCGTGGCAACTCCAACAGACGGTGCAACACCACTTCTTTTCTATGTTAACTGTGCTGCATGTGAGGCAACTTTAGTAACACCTACACCAACAACTACAAGTACGCCAACACCAAGTGTAACTAATACTGGAACACCATCAGTTACACCAACATTAACGCCAACACCATCAACAAGTCCAATACCAGTAACAGGATATTCATTTAATTTAATAGTATTACCTTACAACTTCCCAGCTACAGGTAATACAATTATGAACCAAGGTGCTGTCCAAACAGGAACTACCAACCCTAATGAATTGACTATAAATGGCAGAGGAATATACTTCAATTCAATTGATTCTGACGGTATAGATAGAACAAGTTATTTCTCACAATTTACAGGTCAAAGTATTACAATTACAATGACTCAAACAGGAAGTACCGCGATTTACTCTGGTGATACAAGTGCATTCAAATATTGGTCAGGTAATACAGGAGAACCTCCAGGTGTGGCAGGTGATGGATTTGTGTTTGGTACTCAAGTAGGTGTTCCTCCTTTGGGCACTCCGTCAGGAAACGCAGTTTTAATCCAATCAGCAACGACAAATTGGACCGTTGGATTACCTGTTTATATCAGTGCAGAAATTAATGTAGGAGTTACCCCAACGCCAACAGAAACCAGTACAAATACACCAACGCCAAGTGTGACTAATACTCAAACACCATCAGTTACACCAACATTAACACCAACCAATACGGAGACGACAACACCGACACCAACATTAACACCAACACCTACAAGGACTTCATCAACACCAACACCTACACCAACATTAACACAAACTCCGAGTCCTACACCATATACAACATTAGCGGGTAGTTTACTATTCAATGGTAGTAACCAATCATTAGGAATTAGTCCTGGTGTAACTTTCGGAGCGGGAACATTCACATTGGAGGGATGGTTTTATAATAATGGTCTCTTTAATAATGTGGGAATAGTAGGTTCTCCTGTTACTAGTCCTACAGGATGTTTGAATTTATATTTTGCGAATGGTACAACAATAACTTCGGACAGAAATGGTGGTGGAGGTTCATTTAGTTATACAATGGGTTCAACCATTACTGCAAATCAGTGGCATTATTTAATCTATAATAGAAATGCTGACGGAACAACTGCGGTTTATATTGATGGAGTAAGATGTACTGCAACTTCTCTTGATACACTTAATTATATCACTGCAACTGACACTATTGGTAGATACTATGGTGGATATTGGCCAGGTTATTGGACTAATATGAGAATGACAATTGGAACTGCGGTGTATAATTCAAATCTAACAACTCAATCAACACCAAGAGGACCTCTTACATCGTTGGCAAACACCAAATACTTAATGTTGGGAGCTGTGGTGACAACTGATAGTTCAGGAACACAAACTGTAACAAATAATAATGGTGTAACACAAACAAGTGTAAAACCATTTACACCACCAGCAAATCCACCATTTTAATTGAGGAATTTGAATTTTGAATGATATTTATTGGTAAGTAAATTACCAAATATTATGAAAAAATTCTTTGCACAGTTGTTTAACGATAACAATTCAATCAACGAAAAATCTGTTGTAGGCTTTTTAGCTTTTATTATGATGACAGGGTTTGCAATTGCAGACATTGTTACAGGTTCATTAGGGAAAGACCTAGTAATCAACGAATTCATTTTTAATGCATTTATGTGGTTAGTTTTAGGTTCTTTTGGAATTGGTTCCGTAGACAAATGGATTAACAAAACAAAAGGCGACTCTACTGAAGAGTAAGAAATTGAAATCCCCTCCCATAAAGAGGGGATTTTTATTTAAATTCGGTATTTATTGTTAATGAAAATAATTCTCACGGAGTCTCAGTTCTCAATGTTGATTAATGAACAAAAGGGTGGTTCGAATAAACTATCACAAGACGAGTTTATTAAAAGAGCTCAGACAGTCCATAGTGAAAACGGTAATCCAAAATACGATTACTCATTAGTGGATTACGTTGATTCAGGAACTAAGGTCAAAGTTATCTGTCCAAAACACAGAGATGAATGGATTGATAGAACAGGTAATGAATATTTTGAAATAATCCCTTCTAAACACTTGGAGGGACAAGGATGTAGATTTGATTATTTAGAATCCAAACGAAAGTACACTGACTCGGAACTAGAAAAAGAGGCTAATCAATACAAGACAACCTCAGAATTTAAAAAAAATTCATTTTTACATTTTAATGCCGCACTCAAAAGAGGAAAAGAGTTTTATGATAAGATAACCGCTCACTTTATTCCTGAAACTGAATCTAGTGGTGAAAAGCTGGTGGCAAAAATCCTCGTAGACAATAATTTTATTGATGAAAGTTGTTTGGAATCAAGAAAATGTGATTTCAGGGAAAAGACCTTTGAGAATTGTACAAACACTAAAGTAGGAAGATATTGTCAACCTCTACGTTTTGATTTCTACATACCCGATAAAAACACCATCATTGAATATGATGGAGAACAACATTTCAGACCAAGCGAAAAATTTGGAGGTACGAAATTTGAAACTACCAAAGAAAACGATAGAATTAAAAATGAATTTTGTGAAAAAAATGGTATCAATTTGATTAGAATACATTATAAATTCCCTACAAGTAAAATTGAAAGTGCATTACTTGACGCCTTACAAAATCCGAAACCACTAACCTTAATTGGCAATTATAGCACAAACATTTAATTACTTAATTTATTTTTCATAAGAAATCAAATTAAATTTGTAAATTAGCAATATGCCATTCGAAAAAGCACCACAACCAAGACCTGATAAATGGGAAATAACCTTCGAAGATGAGGAAACTATTTCTATTTGGAAATACAACAAAAAAAAGTTTCCAAATGGGCCTATTGAAGTTGAGTACAAATATAAGAGGGGTTACACTCACCCAAAAGATAAGAAAAAAACGATGAAAGACTTAATAAAAAATGGGACTCAAGAGTAAAAGTCCCATTTTTTAATAATTTAGTTTTTTTTCAAAGTTTTGAAGAATCGATACAATATTATCCCGCCCAACAGGATTTGCGGAATGAACGTTATACTCAGGTATAGGGAGTCCATTTCCCCAACAATAGTCACAAAGCCATTTAGCACAATCATATCCTGTTTTTTGTCCTTCACCCAAATCGTGGTCAAAAGAAAGTTCTTCCGGTAAACCGTAAAGATTAATGTGATTTATAAATTCATCATAATTCCTAACGATTGTCCATCCTTCAGTTTTTGGGTTTCTTACGTCGTCTAAGAAAAGTTTTTTATTTTTCATTTTATTCACTAATGGAGGTTGAATAATCCCCACATTCAATTTTTAATTCATAAATTGAATCAGATGAAAATTCATAACTGTTATCAGTAATATCACCGTCCCAATACATATCCATACCTGACGGTGCTCTTTCCTCTTCTTCTTCAGTGAGCTCAACATCCCATTCCACATCGTAGATATCTGTTGAGCCATCAGATGCTTCAACTAGTTGAAGGTCGTTGAAATCGGATTGGTCAAGTTCAGAGATATTTTTCTTTTTTAATAACTTTATGAGTTCATCCACGTTCATTTCTTCGGTGAAGAGTTCTCCCGACCTCCAATTTGTGGAGGCCTCACAAAAATAATTTTTCTCTTCCCAAGTTCCGTTGATGTAATTTATTTCATTGAGAGATTTCTTATTGAAGATTAAAGTAACCTTTGTTTGGTCTTCAGGATTTAACTTTTTTAACTCTTCAATGACATTTTTGTTTTTCATTTTTTGTATTTTAGTCGTTATTCAATTTGTCCTTTGTGTTATAATACTCAAGTGCAATATTATATGCAATCCATAAGCAAAGAATTAACGCACCTCCGACAATTATATAACCCATTACCTCTGCATAGTACATTACTCCTAAAGATAGAAGGGTTAAAGTAAGTAAAAAACCAACCACGGTTAATAAAGCTTTAATTTTGTTATTCATATTATTTTGTTTTTTATAAGTAATCAAATTGTTTTGTTTTGACATCAAAATCAATAACAATTGGTTTGTTTTCATGCACGTATCTTTCATTAAGAACAGCGGCATTTAAAAATTCAACTCCATTAAAATTTTTTTGTCCATAAGCGCAGTGAATATGGCCGCAAACATGAATTTTTGGTTGAACTTTCATGATTCTGTGAAACAAATCTTTACAACCTACTTGTAGACCACTTGGAACCCAATCAAGCATTCCTGATGCGGGACCGTGTGTGATTAAGATGTCAGTGTTTTCAGGGATTAATGCCCACTTCTCAGCTAGCTTTTCTCCTCTTGGAAGATTGAACGCCCAATCATAAAACTCAGGCTGCCAAGGACTTCCATAAAACTTAATTCCATCTATAACAACCTCGCTGTCAAAAAGATAGTGAACACCTTTTTCTTTATATTCGGGTGCTATATCATGAACTTGTTCAAAGCCAAAGTCATGATTCCCTGCGATAAAGATTTTATGAGTAAAGTCGGTATTGCTGAACCAATCCAAAAAATCTTTAATTTCGTGAGTTTTTCCAACGTTTGAGATGTCACCAGCATGAACTAGAACATCACCGTTTCCAAGAATGTTTCCCATTCTATTGGAAGTCAGATATTCATGTTTTCCATGAGTGTCACTTATAAAGGTCATCTTCATATTTCTTAATTTTGTCCCAATTCAAAAAATCCTCACCCTTGTAGTCAGGATGATTTTTTTTCATATTATCAATTCCACTAGCCCAAGCCCACGAAATCAGGACAACAAAGATAAACATAAAAAAGAAAAGTGCAATCATATTTAAAAATTTTAATCCCACCAGTTACGAATACCTGACCCGTCATACCAATCGTTCCAGACGTTCATTTTATTCTTTTCTTCGGGACTTTTTTTATCCATTAAGGTTTTATACTCATCAAAATTTTGACCCTTTAAAATGTTAAATAATTCGTTCCACTCAAGTTCTTCAAGTACATCCGCTCTATCGTAAATTTTTTTATTGTGTGCGATAATTTCAGGATTTTCGTCCTCGTCAGTGAACATCCAATTATTACGGAGAATAATTTCACCGAGTTCGAGCTCGGCTTTGGATAGATAGTTATTCTCTCGAATATTTCCAATTATTTCGATTACGCGGTTTATTTTCTGAACTTTCTTTAAACGGGTCACATCCACCTCATTTCCATGTTTTTCTAAAACTTCGGATGTTTTCTCAAGGGAACGTGCAAACAAAGTTAGATTGAATGAATAATCCCATCCTCTAAATTCCCATAATTCTCGTCTGAAATAATAAAGATTACGGAAAAATGCGGGAAGCTTATATCTAAAAACTTCATAGGTTCTATACCACCAAGTTTGGTGTCTAGCCATAATTTTTAAAGACTTCCAAAAACTTTCAGTAAAGACTACTTTCATAATTTTTGTTTTTTATAAAATGCGGGGAGTTTGAATTCCAAAAGTATTTTATCAATCTCTTTTGTGAGGTCAAAACATTCTGCCAAACCGAGTTTTTTTTGGTATTTTCTGTGAAAGTTCCATACTAACCTTTCACAATTTTCTGCCTGTTCTTTGGTTTGACAAGATTTAGCAACTTTTTCTAACCAAATGATAACGTCTCCCCAATGATTACTTTGTTTATCCATTTTTATAGTTTGAACAAAGATAAGAAAAAAATAAGACCCGACAAAATAATTTTTGACGGGTCTTTTGGAAAGGATATATGAGAACACCTTACGGTGATGTCATTTATAAATATAATAAAGAACCAAAAATTATCAAATTCAGACACAACCAGAGGGGTTATTTTAATAAATGATAATATTCTTTAAAATGTTTCAATCTATCAGCAAGTCCTATGGTTCCACCATTTACACATTTTGTAACGGAAGTTACAGTTGCGTTGGAATCATCAACACATCTTTTCAAACAATTTTTACTGAAAAACCATGCCGCTGAGAGTAAAGGGTATTTTGTTGAAACCAAATCAGGATTTGAAACAATGTCTTCATTTATTGCTTTTCCAAATGCGGTGTAATTGTCTTTACCTGTGAGTTGAATATAACCTCTACCACGAAATTTGAAACCTTCTCCTGTTGATTCAGGACCGTTACCCATTCTTCCTCCGTACACCTTTGATGCAATTTTCTGAGGATTTCTTGCGTAAGATTCAGAAAGATTTCCCGGAAAATATTTTGGGAAAATGTTTTTGAGACCCTGAGCGGAATAATTTAAATTCTCTTGAGTAAGTCTAAATCCTCCTGATTCGTGACCACACTGTGCAAGAAAGTGAGCAAGTTTTAAAGGTGTATCGATACCGAATTTTTTTGCGGTATCAGGAATTTGAGCGATAACATTATCAGGAATGTGACCCTTCAGATTTTCTAATTTCAAAGAACCAGTGTTTACAATTGGAGCTTGTTGTACAGGAGCGGGTTCAGTAATTAGAACTCCTTGTCCCATAATTTTTTGCCATGTTTGTTCCCCCACGATACCATCGGGACTTAAACCATTTTTTGTTTGGAAATTTTTTACTGCTTGCTCAGTTCCATTACCGAAGATTCCATCGGCACCTAAGCCCAATTTTTGTTGAAGTTTTTTAACGTCTTCTCCTTTAGACCCAACTTTTAGTAGCATAGTAATTTACTTTTTCAATAAATATTTTCTACTGTGAAGAATGTGATAGATTAACATCACCTAATATACAATACTTGATGTTTTGAGTAACGTTCGAAGTTGTCACATTTATTGTAAAAAATGTGACGGGTGATATAGAACCAAAGTTTGTTCTATTGATTGAATCATAATTTGTTGAAGTGAACCAAAGCACTTCCGTAATAGGTCTGAGTCCTGTAATATGTGCTAAGATTAGATATGCGTCACCTAAATCAATAATACCATTTTTATTTGCGTCAGCGGCTTTCCACTGCTTTGTTCCCGTTAGAAATAAACCTGAGGGAGTATTATTAGGTGTATTTACGTTTTGAATTTCGTTAAATAGTGGGGTAAAATCGGCGGTTGTTATCCCTTGAATCGAAAGAGAGGGGACTAATTTATAGGTCGAATTTTGTTGAGGTAAAGTAAAGGTGTAAGTTCCACTTGAAGTTAAAGTTTTATAATCGACCAAGGTTTCAACTCCGTTTACCACCCTATATAATGTCAAAGTTGGATAAGGGCTCAGTGTCGGAACTGAAACTGTACCCGAAAGTGTATTTGTAATTGCAACAGTATTAGTTGTGTTTGCTGCGTAGTATCCTGTAAAAGTTGCATCCTGAGGATTTGACCACGTACCAAACTCAATTACGTAAGGATTGGACCAATCAGGTAAATCATTCCAACATCCACCACCACCCCATTTTGTTACTGCAAAATCTTCACCACCAGCATCATTAGGTTCACCACCACACCAATTTTGATATGTTCCTGGTTGAGGGTTCCCATTAAAGTTTCCAATATTGACCAAAGTTCCATTTTCAGGACCCGCATCAACTCTCCAATAACCCTCTTGTAGTCTGTCTGAGAGAGCAAACCATATATTATTCTGAGGAACGTTTGCAATAATAAAGTTTTGTTCATCCGCAGACGTAATTGTCACCAAATAACCAGTTTGACCTTTGAAGGTTTGTTGAGCAGCTAAAACCTTTGAATTTGTGTAAGTCGCGGTGGTCGAAATTGGTCTATAAAAGTGACCATTTGTTGCGTTGTAATAATATCCCACAGGGTTTATTGTTGTTGAAACTGAGATTTGAACACTTCCCAATGCAGAACCTGTGTTGATTTTGAGTGAGGCAAGTGCGTTATTTACGTTTGCTTGAGTTCCTGTGAAACTTATTCTTGTGATATTTGACCAAGTGTTATATCCTGTGGCAAAAGATAAACCTGTAGTTGTTGTGATTGAAAATGTTGTTCCTGCGGGGGGATTAACAAGACCTATTGAAGTTAATAAAGTTTCAGATGTGAATCCGTTGATTACAAATCCACTTGCATCTTGACCTGAGGTACTCACCTGATAAGTTCTTCCTGGAGGTGCCGTTACACTTTGTGCGAAACAAAAATCATGCGAAACAAACTGTGCGAAACAAAATAAAAATATGGTAAGGAATATTTTCATAGATTTACTTTACTACCAATCAAGAAAAATGATAAAATAGGAAACTCAGGATTGGTACTCAGATTGGCTTTATAATTTACATTAAATTTGAATCTTCTTGAGATTTGGTAATCAAATCCACTTCCTATGAACGCACTGAATGTTCTGTCTGTTACAGTTACTTTATCTACTGAAGAATAAACCACAGGTGTTGAAATTAAATAAATCTCAGGGGAGATGGTAAGTTTTTTATTTGCAACAATTGGCTTGGTATAAAATGCAGTGAATGATGGACTGATAAATAAGTTACTATCTTCAGGAAGTTTGGCAACAGCTCCACTTATATTAAATCCTGTAATTCCCCACTTCTTGGCGTTTATTATCATACTATAACCCAAAAATGAAAATAGGTTTCCGTATGAATAAGCACCCGTTAGATTTACATTATGAACGAATTTAAGGGTTCCTGATTGGTTAATTTTTATTTTTGTATATCTTGAATTGATAGCAAATTGTTTGAAATTAAACCAAATCATTCCTGTTACACCCCAAGAACTTGTTCCCATTAGAGAGGTTCTTGATACACCGACATTTGCAATTCCTGTAAAACTTTTGTCTAAGTTTTGAGCGGAAGTAAGGTCAGATGAGACTATCATGGGGTTCGAATTTCCTGATTTTGATGAACCTTTTTTTCCTCCACCTCCACCACTTGAACCACCACTTTCTGAACCACGGTCGTTCCTTACATCAACGTTCATTACCGTTGTCGCCACCACCTCTGAACCTTTTTCTTTATCTTTCTCACCGCTTCCCGTAGAAGAAGATGTAGAAACGCCACTATTATTATTACCCCCACTATTAGGAGAATTACTGTTCCCCCCGACACCACTGCCACCGCTTGTAGGGTTATTTGAAGTCCCTTGAGAAGAAGTTTGACCCCCTTGGTTAGAACTTCCCACAGGTACAGAACTGTTGCCCTGACCGCCTGATACACCTGAGCCCCCATTTGGAGAAGTCCCACTACTATTAGTATTAGAAACGGAATTATTAGAGTTAGAATTAGTATTTTCATTTCTATTTCTTGTTTTTTCGGACCTATTGTCTTTTGAACCCGCATCATTTCCACCCATAGATGAACCTTGCATCACGGATGAGTTTATTTGACCAACAACACTACTTACCACATTTCCGATTACTTGTGCGGTTATTTGATTTCTTGTGACACCTACGGATTGAACCGAGCAAGGTGTCAATTTTCTGTAGTCCACATAAGCTTGATTGACCCAAGAGGCAAAAGCACCACTCGCCACGTCAGCCGCGGTGAATGATGCCGATTTTCCATAAAAATAAATTATTGTTCCTCCCTGAATAGGGATTGAAAAGTTTGTGACAGCTTTTGTGCAAGGGTCTATAAACTCGTAATTAATGGTTTGAGCATCAACTTTCAAGCTGAGAAAGAAGATACAAACAATACTTAAAAAAATTTTTAACCCTTTCCACATTTATTTTGGGAACACGCCCTTTTTAATCATCCTTACAAGAATTCTACTACAAGCAATTTCAAGTGCTTTCTTTGTAGTAATTCCTATTGTAGATTGATTGAATTTAACGTCACTCAAATTATCATCATTTAAAAGAGATAATTCTCTGACAGTCTTTGCCTCACCAAGACCTGATGCTGCAATAATTTCACCTGTTTCTGCGTTTGTAAATCTAACCTGAAGACCGAGTCTTGTGTTTACAATATTTTTAACTCCATCTTTTAAATTTACAGTCTCATCTTCAGAAACAGAAAAGTCATAAACTTCGATTGTAACGAAATAATGAGCAAGTCTAATCTTACCTCTTCCGTCCAATTTGTCTTGACTGATTCCTGCTTGGGATGCCTGAAACTGTTTAACCATACGGTTTTTTATTTCGGTTTTATCTTCAGTAAAAGTAAATCTGTTTAGTTCAGACAAAAACTCCAAACTGATATTTGCAACACCAAGACCAACTTTCTTTTCTTTGAGTTCAGGATACTGTTCATATACCTCATCACTAATTCCAATTGTTAAGATTTGAATTGGAATTTGTGGACCATCATAGTCCATAAGTGAATCGATATTAATCTTTGTTTCAAAACTCGCTTTATACTGCTCAGTTTTTGTTGTCCCCACAACTTGTGCGTTGACAAATGAGCATGCAAGTAGAAATACAGGTAATAAAATTTTCTTCATTTTAAACTTGTTTAATAAGACCACATTTAAGACACTCTTCATCTCCATCACCATCAGCGTCACCCCAAACGTGTTCACACTGACGATGTTCGAAATACATGTCTATAATACCGTCACCATCCTCATCGATACCATCCATTGTACCATCACCATCTTCATCGATTTCGACACCGACTTGAGGGGCGACCTGAGGGGTTACTTGAGGGGTGGATACCACAATAGGTTCATTATGTTGAGCCGATGCAAAATCTTTCATATCTAAAGTAGATGAGAAAGATACACCATCCTCTTCGTCCATTTTTTGAACTAACATCTTGTCCTTATCTGTATCACTGAACCAATAGTCAATAATCTTACCATAAGAACCGATAAAAGCACCAAGTAATAAAAGTAGAAGCTCTTTCCACTCTCCACTGATAGCACTTTGTTCAAAAATAGCCAAAAAAATTGCGCCCATGATTACAACAAATCCTCCAAGAACAAGAGCGGTAATCCACCATCTCTTTTTCATCATGGAGTTTAATAAATCTTTAAATCCTGTTGGTGTTTGTTGACTCATAAATTACCATTTTGGTTCCTCTGAAAAAGGTTTAGGTTTTGGAGCAGGTTCAGCTGGTTTAGCAGCAGGTTGCGACGCTTTTTCTTTGATAATCACAGTTTTCTCAGGTGCTGCTTGCTGTTGTTGAGAATTGTTAATTACGATTGTTGGTTGAGGAGGAGGTGCTTGTTCTTGTTTTTCTTCATGACCGCCAAACAACAAAGTGCTTAGCCATACGCCACCACCCGCAACAACAGTTCCGAGTGTTCCTACGATGGTCTTCTTTAGTCCTGACCAAGACCCATCATTTTGTTCTAATTGTTCTTCTGACATAGTTTTAAATTTTTACAAATGGTTTAGTTATTCTTTCATTATTATTCGCCATCACTAACAAATATTTACCTTGTGCTAGATTTTTGGCGTTAATGGCTCTTGTGATTACGTTTGTAAACTCATCGGTTTTGAAATCTCCTAAATCCAAAACCTTTCTTCCGTTGTAATCATAAACATAACCCTTCATCCAATAATTATTCGGAAATGTAACAGTTAATTCAAATTGTCCCGAATTTGGATTTGGTCTGATTTCTGCAATAGGCTTCGTTACGGCTAATACTGGCCCTGCCGCTCTATAAGTTAAAACTATTCTTTCAGATGCTAATTCAATATTGAAATGTTCACCTTCAGAATTGGAGGCGTCCATTAGTTGTCTAACAAAAACATAAGAAGAAATATCTTCCGAAGGGTCAATTGGCGTAAATTTTAAATTAAAGGGGGTGGATAAACCACTTATCCCCCCCTTTTTTTGATTATTCATTCCACCGAATCTGATGATTCCATTTTGGTCATCATGAGTTACATATTGTAACCACTCATTCGGAACTTTTGATATTATTTCTGCGAATCTAACTTTTGTTGGGTCATATTTCATTTCGAATTGTAATCCATAATTTACTAGTCCGTTTGTGGATACATTAAATGGTACAAACATGGGTTGACCTACAGAATATGAGTTCGGAATATTAACAGAATATCTTCCAGTATAAACAGGACCTCTTACAAGGTTCCCGTTTGCGTCATAAACAGGTGAAGAGTGACTTCTGTCAACATCTCCTTGTACATAATATTTCAAATCTAATGACAAATTAGAAGTAAGAACCGTATCTAGTACGAAATTTTGTCTACTTGTATAAGTTGTCCAATCTGACCACTGATTTGTACCTAAAGCCAAACTATCAAACTCGTTTTTGGTGAAAACTTTAATCAAGTTATTTGTTGCAATCGGTCTAAGTCCAGAAACGGAAGCGTAAATACCATAAGGGTCACCACCATCAAACTTTTGGTTCCAATTTATATCTGCAATCAAATATGCCAACCCATTTTGTAAATGAGTGCGAGGGTAAGTTTGAGAAATGTCAGCGTTTACAAATTCGTTGAACGCTTTTACTGCGTCAGTAACAGTAACTGAATTGTCTCTAATTGAAACTAAACTATCAGGATTGAATCTTAATTCGATTTTATACCTTGTGTTTTCATCGATATTATCCAAAACATATAAACCTGTGTTTATATCTGGAACTGTAGTTGAAACAAGATTTCCTGTTGCATTTTCATAACAATATAATGTCGGAACCCAACCTCTTGTAATCACTGATGGTGGAAGCCAAACCTTACCTGAAATTGTAAGGTTTCCAAGTAATTTCACTGCGAGTTTGTTATAATTCAAAACCGCCACGTTGTCTCCAATTGTTGTTCCGTCAACTTTGAACATTCTTGCCCAATTAAGGGTTACAGTATCTGATACGAAGTTTGGAATTACGTTGTTAATTGTATATTTGTTGTGAATTATGTAACCATTAGAGGAAACCTGTGAACCATTTGATAAAACCAAATAGTTTCTTGCTATAGTCCAGTTTGTATCGGACACATAAGTGTAATTTCCACTTGAGTAGGATTGATATTTGTAATCATCCCAACTTCTGTAGGAAATTTCGGGACCGTTTCCACTAACCGCAGCGTCAACAGTTGTGGATATGTGTGTAAAAAGTCGTTTTTTATATTGCCAGTCCACTTGAAAACTTCTCACATCCGTACCAGTCGCTGGTTTGTAATACCAAGCAACATCTAACGTGTCACCTCTCCTTACAGTTTTCAATTGTTGGAAGTGACCGATTTCTGGTGTTTGTGAAAAACCTAAAAATGGGAATGACAATAATGAAATAAATGCCAATAATTTTTTCATCATTCAAATAGATTTTTGATTAATGTCTCACAGGATTTTTTTATCACATTAGAGACGGATTGTTGATTAATTTTACCACCTTCCGAAATTATCAGGGAAGACATAGAAATTTCCGAAGACTTTTCAGTTACTATCGTTTCTTTTATTTTTTTTCCTTTTGAGTCCAAAAGTTTTGCTCTCACTCTGAGAACCGTTTCATCATTTTCTTTATGAATTACAGAAAATCCTGTCTTGGTGTTAAGAACATCAAAGAAAATCAATTCAATTTGCAATTTATTCTCAGATAAATTACAACTGTCTACTAGTTGAAACTCCCTGTCTTGAAGGTATTCAAGTAAGATGTTCTTGAAACCAAATGTTAGGTTTCTATTACCCAACATTTGTCCAATTTGGATTTTATTTTCAATAGATGAAATACAAACCTTTTTATCTTGTGAATAAGAAAAAAGGGTGCTAAAAAGCAATAATAAAGTAACGAAAATTTTTCTCATTTTTCGGTAGTATCTTGGTATTCATAAATATATCTTATCTTTGTTCCCGATATTTATTTTAAATTAATTTTTTATGCGGTTATTGACAGAAATAGATAGGATAAAATCGGTCATGGGGATTTTGAACGAACAAGATGAAGAATCTTCAGCTCCAAAGATGAATCGTAATCTCAAATCTGTTGTTGAAACATTACAATTTTTGAAAATCTACGGTGGCAAAATTGAGAAAATGTTGGTTGATATTTCTGACTACGCAAACAATCAAATTATAGATTTTGATTTGATGAATAGAGGATTGAGAAAAGTACTTTTGAAAAAAGGTGACAAAAAAAAGAATATTGAAGATTACTTAGGTAAAATTCTAACATCTCTCAAATATAGAGAAAGAGATGGTTATGGTGTTGAACCTGAAAGTGAAGATTATGGTTTTGAAATTGAGGAGCCTTCCTTGATACCAAAAAAAGTTTATAAAAAAGAACTTTATGAACTTCAGGTAGAGTTACTAAAACTACAGGAGTGGTTGAAAAAAACTGGAAAAACTGTAATAGTTGTTTTCGAAGGAAGAGACTCTGCGGGTAAAGGTTCTACAATCAAAAAATTCACTGAGAACTTGAACCCAAGATATTATAATGTGGTTGCGTTGGGTGTACCAACACCAGAAGATAGAAAAGATTGGTGGAACAGATACAGAAAACAAATAAGACCAGGAGTAATCAATCTTTTTGACCGTAGTTGGTATAATAGAGGACTTGTTGAGCCCGTTATGGGATATGGAACGCCTGAAGAATATGCTGATTTCATGGAAAATGTTGAGGACTTTGAAAATGATTTAGTTAAAGACGGAGACTATCTTTTCAAATTATGGTTTTCAATTGATAAAGACACTCAAAAAAGAAGATTTGATATTCGTCAGAAATCACCTTTGAAATATTGGAAATATTCTCCAAACGATGCAAAAATGCAAGACCTTTGGGATAGGTTCACTGAATTCAAAGAAAAACTTTTTGATAAGACCTCAACGGTAAACAATCCTTGGGTTGTAATTGACTCTGAAGACAAAAGAATATCAGGACTTAACGCAATTAGATACGTTTTACAAAACATTCCTTATGAAGGGAAGAATACGAAAGTTTTGGATGTAGAATACCCAGAAGTTTTAGCTGTTTTGAAACCTTAATTTTCCTCGTTGAATTGTTTTGAAGAAATTACAATCCAAATATCCAAAAGGAGATAAACGAGATATTGTTGAATTTCTGAAATTGGATGATTTGTAGAGTAATTTTGTTGGAAAAGCCAAATTAGAATTTTTACCATACAAAATACTCTCACTGATAGCAAAAGTATACCCGTTAATGTTTTCATTATCCAAAATTACAACTATTTATTTACAAAGACAACGCCATGGTAAATTTACGAGACTTGATAAAAGAGGCATTGGAAGAACACTTAGATAAATCTCTTATTTTAAAAGAGAATACTGAAATTTCAGAGTCCTTACAATATCACATTGATAATGATTTAACTCTAACAAATAATATTTTCAGAGTATATTCAAAAAGTTATTTTGACTTGGTAAATGAAGTGAGAAATTTGTGGAAAGAAGGTAAGATTGAGTTGAATGAGGAGGATACTCTAATGGTTGAATCAGATTTAGGACAAAGAGTTAAAATCCGTGGTGAAATCGTTTATTTGGATGCTCCTTACATTGTGGAAGAGGAAGAAGATATTATTGAGGAAGCGGAACACAGAGGTAAAAAAGTAAATTTGAACAAACCCTTCAGAACACCAGGTGGTCCCAAAAAGTTTGCGGTCTATGTGAAAAGTCCCGGTGGTGGAGTAAAAAAGGTAACATTCGGTGACCCAAATCTTAGAGTCAGAAATAGAAATAAAGTGGCTGCAAAATCTTTCAGAGCTAGACACAAATGTGACCAAAAAAAAGATAGAACCACAGCGGGTTATTGGTCATGTAATGTAGGAAGATATGCTAAACAACTTGGTTTGTCCTCAAAAAATTCTTGGTAATGGATTTGGAAGTTTTGAAAACATATTTACAGAATTACTTCAACTCTGTTTTGAATACAAGATATAGTAAAATTACTGAGGAAAAAGGTATGGGTCCGATAGAGTTTACCCTTTATGACATTATAAAAGGGAGTTACCAACCTCCAATATTTCATATTTTTTTAGATTCAGAACCCATGATGAAAAAATCTCACACTAACAGGCCTTGGGCCATTATGTTTATGAGTAATGTGGAAGATGATATTAAAAATTTTATGAAAGCACTTTCTATAAATTTCCCAATAAAGATACATTGGAATAAAAGACCAATTTTCAAAAATGCAACCCTATCAGCAGACTATTAATGACGGCAAAATTTTACGTACATTTAGTCCCAATATCGATTCCGAAGAACTGAAATGGCACCAAGATTTGAAGGATAGAAAAGTAACTGTTTTGGAATCCGGTGGATGGTCTTTCCAAATGGATGACAGTTTGCCAAGCAAATTACAAATTGCCGAACAAATTTTTATTCCAAAATTTGTTTGGCACAGAGTAATAAAAGGTCACTCTGATTTAATTGTTGAAATCGAGGAATTTTGATTAGTTGACAGTAGGAGGAGAAATTTCTGAGGTTACTGTTGTTGTCCAAGTCATTTCAGGGATTTCTGATGTTATCCCCTCAGCCACATAGACTCTCTGCTCTGGTACATCGACACGACATTTTAATTCCATTCCCCCTAAACACTCTTGATGAACCTTTTCCTGTAGTTCATCACTACACAAATTTTTATTTGTATCTTTTGATTTGAATATTTTTCTAACAATTGGAAACAGGTACTCGTCTGCTTCAACATCTAAATAATCGACTCTACTATCTTCAGCATTCCAAAAACTCATATCATTTTCACTGAGTGATTTGAAACCTGCAAACTTGTAACCCGTGTATTTGTTTATAAAATAAACTAAAATTCCTTGACGCCAGTATCTTTCGAAATATTGTTTGTCAGTTTGATAAGTGGTGCACCATCTTGTTGACGCTCCGTATCTCGCAGATGATGCAAATGTGAGAGGTCTAACAATGACCCATTTCTCATCTTCATATTCTTTTATCACTTGACCTTCTAATTCACGATTCAATTCTTTGATACTTGCTAAGGAGACCGCATTTCTGATGTCCTCAATTGTACTGTAAGAAGTTACATCATTGTTGTCAATTCTTTTATTTTCCATCAAAGAGACAAAATCTCTCAAAGTTTCGAAATGACTATTTGGATAGAAATCCATCAAGTACCTCACGAAATAATTTTGATTTTCACTGAAACCTTTGGTGTTAATACCTAAATTAGTAAGCAAGGTTCTATATTCCATAATCACTTTGGGTACTTGGTCTTTTGGATATTGCTCATTAATTCTCCATCTTTTACTAAAAATTTTACAGAGTAATGGGAAATATTTGTATGAACTTGTAGGGTCAATAGCTTTGAATACATCAAACATCGTAACATTGAGTTCCGGATATTGTTTTTTTAATTCATCTAATCGAGACATAAATGAGTTTTTTTGAAAAATAGTTGAAATAAAATTCATCGTCAAATAAAAAAAAGGTGAGTTATTCACCTTTTTTCTGCGGAAGAGGTAGGATTCGAACCCACGATACGGTCACCCGTATGACTGATTTCAAGTCAGTTGCCGTACAACCACTTGGCTACTCTTCCATTTGTTTGATTTATATAAAAATACTATATTTGTGGAATGAAAACAACATTAATTTCAATTTTTTTGGTTTTGTCCATGAACTGTTTTTCACAAACAACGGACTTACTTTATATTCCCAAACAGAAGTCTCTTTTGTTAACTTACAAGAATTGGAGTCCACTAGGATTTTATGTGGGAGGATATTTTGTTACCAACTTTCCTCAACCTTACATTTATACCACTCCAATATCCATCATCAATCGAGCAGGTATAAACTTAAATTATGATAATAAAATTTCTGTTATGGGTGGTTTTTTCATTCAATCATATTCAGACAGTCTTACGCTAAAACCGGATTTGTGGATTAAAATTAACCCTTTGAGAACAATTCTTAAAACTGACCGTGGTTTTGATTTTTCTATTGGAATAAATTACATGGAAGAGTTTCGATATGCGATAGGTTTATCAATCCCAATCCGTGGTATTTATTGATTATGGAAGAAGAGGTTCTCAAATACCTTCAAAAAAAATTCAAGGGAAAAACTATTGAATATGAAGGATATGAATACGAATTTTTGGATGTTTATATCGAAGACTATCATTTCACCTTTGTAGTAAACACCATTTTACCTGTGAAAGGTGGTGCATACCTTTTGGAAAAAATTTATGAAAACATAGGGGATATTGTTGGAGACTTTTTTTATTCTATAGGAAAACAGTTTACTATCTCCGTAGATGTTTTAGTTGACGGTAAGGATGTAAAATCTAGTTATCTACCGTGGGAAGACGTGGTAAAAATATTTGAGTTAGCAAATCTTAATGCAAACACAGACACTTTTTCTATTTCTGATAAAGATTATAAACACAACTTTGAAATAAAAGCCAAGTTTTATCCGCCAATAAAAATCTCAAGCGCAGTTCAATTTGATGATGGAGTTGGACTTATCGTTTACATAGAAATTATTGAAATAAAAATGGATGGAGATGAAGTAATGCCAAATTTAGATACCGAAAGAAATGTTGGTGTTTTCAGGGAGATTATCGAAGAATATAATGATTTTCATAACAAGATTGAAAATATAATGTATGATGTTTTGGAACCTCAATTACAATTTGGTAGTAATGAATCTTTCTATTATAATGCTTACGTCAGATTCAAGAAATATAAGGAAATTCCGTTAGAAACTAAAAGCGGTTACGTCGGTGATAAAGAAATTTTTGTTCAATTATTTAATTCTCTTTGATATTTTTCGCAGTACTTCATTCAAAATTTCGGCACTTACTAAAACCAATCCTGAAGCTACAATTCTTTCAGTTATGTTTTCGGCTGTCTTTTCAAAATCACCCGAGCTCCGAACCAAATTTTGAATATCAAGAATTATTGGAATTAAAAAAGAATAACTTATTAGTTCTGAAATACTTGTAATAGATAGTTGTAGAGAATTTAAAAAACCTAAGAAAGCTTCTCTTAATTTTAGACCTTTCGTATAAACTTTCAGAAAAATTTGTTCTAATCCTTCTTCTTTTATTTTGGAATATATCTTTTCAAATAAAGATTTATTGTCGAAATATATGATTGATACAACACCTAATAATATGAGAGCTGCCTGATTTTCATCAACTTTGAACTCATTAGTTCTTATATATTCATCCAAAGGTAACACCAAACCACCCACAGAGGTTCCCCAAGTTGAAAGTAACTTTAAATTTAATGCAAATTTTCTTTTTACCTTATTAATCAAACTATTGGTGAACGCGTTTAGAATTCTCATGTTTTCCGCAAAAAAACTTTTGTATCCCTCGTTCATCAAAATTTTTAGTTGCCCTTCGGTGATTAAAAAATTCATATTCAATAAATACCTCGTATATTTATTTAGTATGAGTAAAGGTCTTAATCCTGAATTGAATGTTGGTGATAAGGTTGTTTGTTACCACATGGAGGGTGAAATGAGTGTGCCGCCTGGTACAAAGGGTGTTGTTACAAATAAAAGTATTGACCCATTTGTGAAGGATGGGTTTTTGTATAAAGTTGAATGGGAAAATGGTTCAAAATTACCTTTACTAACAGATACAGACACTTGGAAAAAACTCGAACAAGAAATCCGAGAGGAAAAATCTTTTGACCCGATGATGGAATTATTCAAAAAAAACAAATCATTATTCAAACATTTCGATTTGGACTTTTTCAGAGAGTTTTTATTAAAATTAAGAGAATCAGGGATTACAAATATGTACGGCTCATCACCTCTTATCTATGCGGGAAAAGACCACATTGAAAGATATTATGGTGAAGGAAAAGAGGACGATGAAAATTTTCAGGAGTTGTTGGATATTGCCGACCAATCAAGGGACAAACTTGTTTCAGGATTAGTTAGTTTTGCAAAGGAACAAAACATTGATTTGGAAGACGAAAACAAACTAAACCAATTAGCAAGACAATTTGCAAAAGATATACTTGTTATGTATATCAACACCTTTTAATTACTCAGTGGTGCTTTTATTGGTGGGTGTGATTTATAATTGATAAGTTCAATTTGTGAGACATTGATTTTATCCCATAAGATTTTATATCCCTCTTGATATTGATATTCAAAATTCAATGAGATTTTGGGTAAAGAGTAAGGTTCTCTTGTTGTTTTTGGTGTTGGTGTCCAATATGGGTTATCGAAATCAACTTTTTCTGATTCATTATATTCAAAACCTGTTTCGTAGTTGTTTGCAAACCAAATGTGATATCTTTCTTCATAACCTAATTCACGACCAATTTGTTGTTTTGCCTGTTCAATATGGTTCAAATATAGATGAACGTCGCCTAAGTTTCCTATTAGTTGGTCAGGGACCATGTTAACTTCCTTAGCGATTAGTGAAAGTAAAAGTCCGTAAGATGCGATATTGAAAGGTAAACCTAAGAATGTATCCACTGAACGTTGATTCCACATTAAAGAAATTGCTCTTGATGGTGCGTAATCCAAAGGGTCGATATTTTTGATATATCCCCTTTTTTCATATTCAGCAACCCTCTCTTCAACCGATAGCTCTCTTGTATAAACTTGAAATCCGTAGTGACATGGAGGTAAAACCATTTCATCAAGTTCGGCGACATTCCACGCAGAAACCATTAGTCTTCTTGAATCAGGATTAGTTTTCAATTGATAGATTAATGTCTGAATTTGGTCATACCAAATCGAACCTCGCCTATCGTTATCGTGTAAATCCATCCAACCCTGCCATTTTCTCCACTGTTTACCATATATAGGTCCCAATTCACCCCACTTTTTTGCAAATTCATCATTTGTTTTTATCTCATTGATGAACCATTCTTTTGTTGGAATGTCTTCGTGTCCAACAAAATGATTAGAATAATTTTTATAAGCGTCCCCGTCCCAAATATGACAATCATTATCAACAAGATATTTGATATTGGTATCACCACGTAAAAACCATAACAATTCGGTAACCAAAGTTTTCCAAGCCATTTTTTTTGTTGTCAGAAGAGGAAAACCTTCTTTCATATTGTGTCTAATCGTGTAACCGAAGATAGACTTTGTACCAGTACCGGTTCTGTCCGTCTTTTCTACTCCGTAGTCAATAATATCTTGTAGAAGTCGTCGATATTGTTTGTCTATATTATTCACTTTGATAATTTAATCCAGCATGAAGTTTAACGTTATCCATCGAAAGTCTATAAGCCTCCACTCTATCCATTTTGGGGTTGAGTTCCAAAATACGTCTTGCATTTTCTAAAACTTCTTCTCTTACTCTTAATTTTTCTGCTTCATGAAGAAGCTCGTCCACAATTTCTTCGTTAGTCATTTTTTTTGATTTTTCCATTCTTGAATCATATAGTTTATGTTGTCAGAAAGGTAATCCATTTTGGATAACCATTCGAGAAGCTCGTCTTGACCATCATATTTTCCCTTTTCATAACATTTCTGCATGGCATCAACTAAACCCTCCTGATTTAATAAGACACTATGAACATTATGTTCACGAATTAGGTCGATATAATTTTCTTTTGTCATTTTTCAATAAACATTACGGTGTTTGCAATTGGAAGTCTTGCAACAGGTAATCTACCAACTTCAGGTAGTTCCTGTAAAACTTCATAATAACCTCTATCATCTACTTTTACGGTCGGTACAGACCCGAAGTTGGAAATAATTTTTGAGTCACCAACAGGTCCATCAAGTACCTTAACTGTTTTTTCGGTTGTGTTGAATACTAGTGTGTGCATTTGTTTGTTTTTGTATTGTAAATTTAAGAAAAAAAGAGCATAAAAAAAACAAGTGAACTCATAAAAATTTTTGGCGAATAGTAAATTACCAAGATACTATCAAAAATTGAGAGGTTCACTTGTCTAATTAATTCTATCGTTTTAAAACGCCAAAGTCAACTCAAATGTAAAAATTAAACTATTTATAAAGAAAAATTACTATGCAGTATTGGAGTTTAGGACAAATGTCAAATGAGGAGAAAGAAAATATCTTATCCAAACACAAAGAGGTTTATAATGGTTACCAAACAATGCAACCAAAAGTTAATAACACACAACCCCTTTATGTTCAAGACTTTGCAAAAGATAAGTTGGGTGCAACTATCACAAATGATGGTACTGTAAAACCTTATACTGATTATAGAATCAATGAGTCACATGTTATGGATACTTGTGAACAATGTGGAGGAACGATGAATGAAGGTGAATGTTCTGAATGTGGTTGGGGTGGACAAATGAACGAAAAAGTTGATATAGAAAAGGTTATAAAAAAAGGGGTTAAGAAAGCTAAGGAATTTGTCTATGGTAAACAAAAAGACTCTAAAAAACCTTACACGGCGGAAGCGGTTGATAAAATTATATCATCAATCAAAGGTTCAAAAAACGAAGAGCAACTCAAAAGTACTTTGAAAATGTTCGAAAATATTTTGGACACTAATGATGACCTTTTAGACGTTTATAAAGATAGAATAATTAATGCTTTTAAGAGGAAAGCCCAAGAACTCGATTTCTATTTGGATAAATCCATGTTAAAAAAACTGGACATCAAGGAATATAAAACAGGCAAATTATCTGACATTTATCATCAGGAAGATTTAAATCCATCAGACGATTTCGATTATGTAGAAGGTGGTGGAAATGATTACGGTACTTTTGAAAAAATGCACCATATGAAAGATATAAAAAACGAGGAAACTGCAACATCAAATGCTCCTTTGTCATATGGAAAACATTACAACGAAATTGAACCTCCTTATGATTTTAAATCCAATGGACCTGTCGGGGATGGTGGAACTCTAAGACAAAAAGATGTGAATGAAGGCAGTTACACTGGCGGTGGAAATTCTCCAGATTTTGAGGCCGATATTGACCCAGCTTTTGATTTTGAAACGGATGGTCCAATTGAGGATACTTACACAGAACCAGCAGATGATATGGATTTGGATGAAAAACAGTCTTGGAAAGCTTATGACTTCATGTCAGGTGGACCTGATAATGGAGGAGATGCGTATCCGATGAACGAAGAGGGTGAGTGTGAAGAATGTTGGGAAAAAATGGAATCAGCATGGACTGAAGAAGTAGATGAACAAGATGTTTCTGGTGTACAAGGAATATATGGGGCGGCAGAAAAACCATACGCGTTCGTTAGCACGGGTCCTGGTAAAGCAGGTCCATACCAAACTCATAGCTGGGGTGGAGAACAATTAAGTGAAGAAGGTTATGAGTCAGAAGATGAAGATGTTTATTGGGAGGAAGATTTGGAACCTAACGAACTTAATTTAGACCTTACAAAGTTCAATCCTGAAGACAAGTCTTGGGAAGAAATAACCGCACATACAGGTGAAGATGAATTTGCACACTTGAATGAAGATGTGAAAGAAAAGCTAGAAAAACAGCAAGGTAAAATTCTTGAAATGTTCGAGAGGTTCAAAAGATTTCAGTAAAAACGTTCTCAAAAGAAAATTTTTTCAATTCTTCAAAAGAAAATGTCATTTTTGATTCGGATTCAATATCATCTTTGAAAACAATCAAATCTACAAGTCGATTATTCATTAAATTTGAGTTTTTCAATAATCTTTTGAGTTCATTCACTTTATATGTAATCCAAAAGTCCTCCAAATTATTCCGTTGATAAAGTTGGTACTTTGGTAAAAAAATATTGTAGGTCTCCAAGTTATTTTCCAAAGACAATTCTGAAAATCTATAATCTTCAGTAAAATTGAAATTTAAAACTCTTTGATATGGTTCGCACCACTCACTAAGTACTTTTTTTTGATATACGTTCAAAATAATTAAAATCTTTTTTTCAGTATTTTCATGAAAAAAGAATTCTTTGAGATTTGAGACGTCGAAAGATATATCTCCTTCATAATCTGTGAAATAACTTTTTTTCTTATTTTCGAAGAAATTGGGGTGGAAGTTATTTGAGATACAATTATCAAATTCATTTTCATCAACATCTAAGTTTTTTGTGTGGAAGTAATCTAAAATTTTGGATTTTTCTAAGAAAAAACTAAAATTGTTTCCATTATCAACAACATAAAAACTATCTCCAATTATATTTTTCTTGACCTGACGAATTTCTGTAACAAGATTATTGTTTTTAAGTAAATTTGAATATGAAACACAAATACTACCCATGTGTCTATTTTTACAATAAATTTTGGTGTTAAAAACAAAATCTGTCATTCTTAAAATAACAGGTTCAAACTTTAAGTGTTCAGAAACCTTTTCAAAAATTCGAAAATCTGGGACTTCTGATGCTTCGGAAAAACAAATTATATCTTCAAAATCCAATAATAACTCAGAAAAAATATCAAATAAACTTTGGGAGTTTACTGATAGCCAAGTGTCGTTATTGTCCGTTTCAATAATCGTAATTTTATCTATCCATTCAGAGCAAATTTTTTTTAATCTATTAATTTCTGAAAAACTATTTGGTGTTGTTATGATTATGTGATAAAGGTCTTTATAAACATTTTTTAGATGATGTTTGAGTATTTCCAAATCTTCAGTGAGATTGATTACCTCAACAATTTTATTTTTTTTTAGTTGACTAATCATATTTGTTGAAATCAGTTTCTTTTTTCTTATAATTAAGATATAAAAATTTTTTCAAATGTCACTATCAAGATATTTTCTAAACGAACATCGTGGAACTATGAACCACTTGAATTATTACTATTTTACAGACGCTTTCACAAAAGATGAACTGATAGAAATAAGAAGATTAGGTGATGCATTACCCAAAATGTCTGGCACTACTGTTGCCGACTATGATGAACACGTTTCAGATTACAGAAAGAGTGAGATTGCGTGGATAGGAGATAACGATGATACAAGGTGGTTATTTGAAAAAATGGCAGACCTTTGTAAGATTGCAAATAAAAATATGTGGAACTTTGATATATGGGGATATCAGGACGGTTTTCAATACACTGTTTATTACGGAGATGGTGGTCACTATGACTGGCACGCTGATTTAGGTCCGGGTATTTCAAACAGAAAAATATCTTGTGTTCTACAACTTTCTGACCCAGGTGAGTATGAAGGTGGTGATTTACAAATGAACCCAGGAGGAAATATTTTGACAGTTCCAAAAGGTTTAGGAACCCTTTGTTTTTTTCCATCGTTTCTTCTTCACCGAGTTACCCCATTGAATGGTGGTGTTAGGAAATCTTTAGTAAATTGGTTTTGTGGTGCAAATTTCAGATAATAAAGTTCCGAGAGAAGTTATTACAATAAAAGACTTCCATAGAGTTGCTAGAGAAAATGAATTTTTCATTTGGCATTTCTTAAAAAAAAATCAATGTGCTGGTCAACATGAATTATGTTCCTATTTCGATAATTACACAGGAGGATTGAGTCAAATCACCCATACAATAAAATACATCTTCAACTCCATAGATATTCCTTACTTTGAATCCTACACAGAGGAAAGTATGGATTTTTTACTCGATTTAGGTTTCAAAGAAAATTTCTTGTATCAAAGAAATTTCAATGATAAGTTTTACATAACCAAAGAACAGAAATTTTCACCATTATTCATTACATTCAATCGTTTTATGATGGTTGGTTCTTCACCTCAGAAATGTTACTGCTCTGATTATTTGATAGAATTGATAATGGAACTCAATCCAAAATTCATTTTGAATTCACATTTTGACTAACGTTCAGTGTTGAAGAAAAACACTTGGAATAGTCTTCCGTCAAACATATCTCTTCCGAAATAATCTAGTGATACGTGGTAATTGTCGGCACGATACATAATCATTCTATTGAATACATTTCCAATTCTGTCAACCAAGTCCCACTTGGTCATATCCTGACAGTCAAAACCTGGAGGTGCTAGCTCTTTATATCCTGGCTCATTTTCTCTTTTATAGTCATAATGCATCCATCCTGTTGCCTTGTGTCTGAAAATTCCTGTACCTGAACTTAATGGTGCATCGGGTGTTAGATAAAGAACCGCGGCCCAATCCGTTGTAGAATCGGCATGTATCCAAGACCTATCAGCGGCGACTGTGTATTGAAAAGAACCTGTATAATTATTTTCTGGGTCATCACTACCCCAATATGTGATTTCACCAGCAAAGGGGTATAGAATGTCTCTTAATCTTTTTTTCAAAGCAGGATTGAGAAACGACTTGGTTCTTTGACCAGGGTAGTTTCCACGAACTTTGAATTCTTGTTTAAGCGCAAAATCTCTGACCTCCATTGGGTTTTCATAAAAATCATCTATAGTTAGGGAATTGAATCTCATATCAATCTTTTTGATAAAACTAATGCAAAAATTTATGAAATCAAATTAAAATTTTTTTGACTTTTCATACATTTTATAATATTTCTATATAAATTAATTGAAATGGAAATCAAAGAGATAGTATCATATTTTTTAAATCCCGACTCCAATATGTTGGAGGTTTCTTTCAGAACTATTGAGGACAATGATGAAGTTTTGAGAACTGACAACATTGAAGGCTCGGTTATTGAAGATTATGGTTTTGATTTAGTCACCGAAAGCTTTGATTTTTTCGACGACGAATTCGAAAACGATGAAGTCGAGGAAGTAAAAATTGAACTTGATGAAGATGAACTTATAACATTCTTGAATGAATATTATACGGTTAACCCTCATTCATTACCAGCTGCGGATTTTTATTAAGGACCAACTCTTGTCCAAACGAATGTAAGGACTTGTTTTTCACCAAATTTTCCTCTTGCCCAACTACCTGTACTTTGGAGTTGTAAGGTCTCAATTCCATCTTCTTCAATATGAAAAGTTAGGGTTTTGGAACCTGTTTGATTTTCATAGTCGAATTGTAAATAACCGTGATTGTACGTGGTGTTATTAAGAACTCTATAAAAGATAAAATTTGGAGATGAACCATATTCCCAAATGTCATTTCCAGACGAGCTAACACCCAAAAGATTCATTCTGAGCGTTGAGTAATCTAAGTGAATATAAAATCGATTCAAAACAATACTATCAAATGGTTTTGGTAAAGTTGGATTCAAGTAGACAGAACCTGTCCGATAAAGTGAATCTTTTGAAACGTTTTGGTCAACAGAGGTAACATCCAAAAGGGTAAGTTTATATTTTCCACTAAGTGTTAAATCTGAAATAGGTAAAGCATACCTTTCACAAGAACTTAGTAGAATAATAAGTAAAGAGAAAATTAGGTGTCTCATTTGAAAAAAATAAAAAAACTATTTCATTTTTCAAAATAATTATAGGTATGAATCTTAATACTGATTTTCTTATAGATTTTTTTAGGAAATACACCACATCAGAAAAAAAGGAGATGGACGAACAAGATGAAGCCGGAGGAGCCGGTGGTGGAAAAGGAAATAACCCGTCAAAATGGGCAGACACAGTTGGTGGACCGACAAGAGGTGTTGCAAACAGTTTACCAAAAAAGGGACAGTATTGGGCTTCAATACACGGAGGTCCTAAAAGAGGCGTTGCAAATAAGTTAGGAACTGCTTAATGAAAAAAAATATCCAAAATATCAGTAAAGGAGAAAATATTTCTTTTTTGACTCAAAGAAACTACTTCGGAGAAAAAAAAAGTCTATCAAAATTATTTGAACAGGGTGGATTTGGTGGTGTTGGTACCTCACCTGAACAAGTAAAAAAAATGGAAGACAAAATTACTCAATCTGAACTAGAGAAAACTAGACAGAATAACTTGAAATCATCTTTTGATGAAAGATTTGAAATTTATGATATTCCCTATCCAAACTCACACGATAATGATAAAACGATAATTTTACCAATTAAGAGTAGGGTTTCATTTTTTGAAGGGGTTGAGGATTTGAGAAAAGTTTTTTTCAAGGGATGGGAAGGAACACAGTATGCCAATCAAATTCCAAAAGATTTCCAATTACCAAAAGTTCAACCTGGAACTTTGAGAACATTTGTCACCCCCGACGAAAAATGGTACAAATTAACCCTAGTCAGAAATGAAGATGGGTACTGGAAATTCGATTGGTTTTTTGATGAAAACAATCAACCATTTATACAACAAAATTACTTCGATGAGGAACTTCCAAAAATATACCTTAAGGAGGAGGAAACATGGTGGGATTTATGGAGTGGGTGGACATTAACCTTGTTATCGATTGCTGCGGCAGCTTTAATTCCTGGTATGCAAGGTTTATTATTATCTGCGGCAATAGATTTAGTTGTGGCAGGTAATGCTTTAGTAGAAGGAGACGGATTGGGTGCGATAATTTCAACCCTTTTAGCTTTTGCCCCTTTCCTTTCGTATTCAGTAAAAGGGTTGGGAAGATTTTCATCTCAGGAAGTTAAAGCTGTAAGTTCAAAATTCGCAAGAGCTGAGACTGAGGCGGAAGTGAAAGCAATTTACAAAAGGTTGAGTGATAAGGAAAAAATATTAGTCAGAGGAGTGATGTCTCAAGAGCCAAAACAGTTTTTAAAACTTCTTGATGAAAACATTTGGAAAGTTTATGAAGAGGGATTGAAAAGAGGTACATGGAATGCTAAAGATGTTGTTAATTCTGTGAACAAACTCATAAGTGAAAAAAAATTACCAATGCCTGAGCTGGCTAAATGGTGGCAAAAAAATCCAAATCTTACAAGATTTGGTATTGATTTAGGTACCACTGGTTTAATTCTTGCAGGTTCAACCCCTTTTGTACTGAAACAAGAATTAGAAAAAACTCTTTCGAAAACTAAAGAGATGATAAGCACTGGAGAAAAAAGGTCCTTGACTCCTGAAGAACTGAAAAATCTCAAAAACAACTTCTGGGAGGAAAATAATTAGTAAAAATAAAACTAACAACTGACCTTATATTTATAAAGAAAAGAAATGAAGAAAGTATTATTATCAGAGGTTAATAGAATTAACGAATTAATGGGATTATCTTTATTAAATGAAGCCACTGGCAACCCACTTTTGACAATAATAAAAAGACTCGGAGCGGGTTTGGAAAGAGAAATATTGGCAGTCACAGGAGAAGAACTTAGTAATCTTAGTGCTAAAGGAGTTTCGAAACTATTAGGTTCTAAAAGCACTGCGTTGAAACCATTGATTATTTCAATATATCAAGAGTTGATTCCAGGTATGACCAAGGCAATGTTTAATGCTAAAACTTTCGATGAATTAGTTGATGAGTTAGCACTCCAAGGGGTTTCTACCAACAATATCAAAAGTTTAATGAAAAGAGCCGGTGAGGATTGGGGTGAACCAAGGGGAGGTTTTCCTGCTAACCCAAAACTCGGGACTTCCAAAACCAAACCAAAGCCAGTTGATGGACCGAAACCTCCCAAACCTCAAGAATTGACACCTACAAGTATGGATTTGGCAACTTTGATGGCGGAAGGGGCTTCAGCAGAGCAAGCTGTAGTTTCTTGGTTTTCAAAAAGATTAAAAACTCTTAATTTACCCAAAATTCCAGCCGACCAAGTGGATGATTTTTTAACAGAGGTTGTTGCTCAAGTAAAAGCAAAAATACCTCAAATAAGCAGATTGGAAGTAGACTCAAAAAGAATTTTGCAAGAGTTTCAAACTCTACCAAGAGAACAACAAAGGGAAATTTTAATAAAAGTCCAGAAAGAAATGTATAGAGGAGGGATTTGGTCTGATTTTGCAAATTCGTTCAAATTATTTGATAACCCTAATCTTAAACTTTATGGATACAAAGAAATAATGAAAAAAACTTTGGGGTTAAACATAGCTTTAACGATTTCTACAATAATCTCTGACGTAATCAGAGCTATATATGATTTCAAAGAAGATATTAATTGGAGAGGACACTTCGGATTGAATTGGTTCCCAGCGTTGTTGGCTAAATTAAGCGTGAATTTTGTTCCCTATTTCAACGTCGCGGCTAATTTTCTTTTATTTTTAGAATCAATAATTCAAGGTTTCATAGATTATGGACTTAGGAGTGGAAAAAAAGATGAAACAGATGGATTGGATAATCTGATGCAACAAGGAGGTTCTGGAAATAAGTAATAGTTCAAAATAATATGAATTGTGGCAATAGACTATAACATACAAAGAAATAAACTTTACACGACTTTGTTGTCAACGGAGACAAGTAAAGGGAACCCTTTTTTAGATAAAAAGTATTCATTTACTGATTTTTACAAAAGATTTTTTTCTGCGGACCAAGGTGTAAAAGATTTATACAATGCTTTGACCACAACAAAAAAAAAGTCAGGTGAATTTTTTTTAGACCCAAAAAAATACACTTTAGCAAATTTTTATTTTTCGTTTGGATGTGATTTGACATTTGCACCAAAGGAATTCTGTGAAGCTCAAAAATCCAAGTTTTCAGGAAATTATGTTGATGGGAAAGCCAAACTTTCAATTACAGACATATCAGGTAACTTGAGTTATATTTTAAAATCTGACAAAGATATTACAATTCCGGTCATTAATAAGAAAATCGACCCTGAAATCAAAGGAAACCTCACAAACAAAGTTGGTGATGTATACGTAGATAAAAAATCTTGGGGAGAAACTAGATTTAATTTTATAGATGACGGTAAAGGGAATATAATTCAGATAAATGTAGAGGTTGTTGCAAGTGCAATGAATAAAGAATTGAAATTAGCATCATATAATTTCACCAAAAATGACTCTGAGGTTAGTCCTGAGGAGGATAAAGAAAAGGAAGAAGATGGAGAGTGGACTTGGAGGGAGGTTCCAAAAGCCGCTTGGGAAGCACTCAAGAAAGCGGGTAAATGGGTTAAAGAAGAAGGTGGAAAGTTTTGGGCATATTTAAATGCTGAAGGTGAGGCAAGAGATGCTGAAGAAAATATTTGGGGTTGTATCAATAAATACAATGAAAATTGGGGTTATTATAAGTTACTTCGTGGTGGCACAGGTACTGGACCTGATTATTTTTATGAGTTTAGTACTTATAAAATTGATGGTAAAAAAACAATATTTGTTTACTTTGAAGATGGTAAATTCGTTCTTAGAAGTTTTGATACCAACCAAAATATACCAGGACAATCTGGTAAATGGAGTTGTCTTGAAGGCGGTGGGTATAAATTAGATTATGATGATGGAAGGAAAGCTGTTTTCGGTATGAATGAAAAAGAATCGAAAATCCAATCATCATCCGACCAAGAAGGTAATGAAAAATCAAATCAACCAATCTCCGCTTGTAAGAGCATGATTAGTTGTCCAAGTTTTGTTGATTATGTAAATAAAAACTTGGAATATAAAGTTTGTATGAAATGTCCTGAAATACAAAATTTTCAAAATAACCCTGTTCTGAAAGTAATTTATTTTAGAAAATTGAAACAAAATAACCTTCCCGAAAGAACTGATGATATTTTTGGACCAATTATGAAATCAGCGATTGAGGAATATCAAGAAATGAATGGTATTACAAAAACCGGTACTATCAATCACAATACTTACATTGCATTGAAAAAGGATAGTAAAGGAAGAGGTGCATAAATAAGATATTTATTTTATATAAAACGTTCATGATGACTAAGAAAAAAAATATTTCAGAACAAAACATTAATGACCCAAACGCGGAGTTTTTGAAAAAAGCTATGGAATTAGGTTGTTTCAGGCAATTTACCGAAGCTTTGGCTCCAAAGGGTCTTAGAATAGACCCTACACCAATTCAAGATAAAAATGGTGAATTTGTGTTAAAAGCCATAGGAAAAAAGTCTGGTAAGACTTATTATGTACATGCAAATCCTCAAAGAATTGTGGATGAAAAAAATCCCTCAGAATTTTTTGAATGGGAATGCCCAAGTCTTGGTGATAAATCTGTTAGAGTTCAATCCGATATTGAAAGACTACGTGCAAGTAGAGAAGAACAAAGTGGTATAGATTGTGTTAACACTTTCAGAGAACTTTATGAAAATTATTTAGCTGTAAGTAAAGGTGGCGCCACATTAGATACTACAGTTATTGATAGATTGAGAAAAAATGCTCAAGCCTGTTTGATTAAGCCCGAAGTGAAAAGAAAATTATTTCTGAGTAAAATTCCAGGTATTAATCAAAGATTTGAAAAAATATTTAATGAACTCAAATCAATTAACCCTGCTGATACAAGATTGAAATTTTTTAGATTGGTTGAAAATGAAAACATATCCAAGTTAATAAAAAAAACATTAAAAGAATTCAAACAAGTAAAAGAAACCAAGAAAATTGAAAAGAAAATATTCGAGTCGAGAATTAACATGGTGTTTGAAGGATTTGATAAGTTTGAAAAACTAAACCAACAAAAAAAAGTTAAAACAGGTTTCAAAACTCTAAAAGAAATTCGTGAAATTCAAAAATCTACCTTGATGACCGAGACTTTAGGTAGTTTGTTCAAAGGTATTTACGGAAAATCTTTTGAGTCATCAATAGGTTCAATTTCTGAACCATTATTCAATATGATTTTCACAAAGATTTCTTTGGACGAGGATTTGAAAGGTAAAATCATGGATAATTTACAATCAAAAACAGAACAATTGATTGCGAGTATGGATAGTTGTTTAGATTTTTCGAAATTTTTGACCGACATCATCAGTGAAGAGTATGCAAAAAAATTGGACAATGAAAAAAAATCAGGTATGAATGTTTTACAATCTGCTTTGATGGATGCTGTTGACGACGAAATGTTCAGGAAAAATTTACAAACAAAAATAGAATCTGAAGTTTGTAGGCTTTATGAAAAATTTACAGAAAATGCAAAAAATTTGATGGTTAGAATGAACGCACTTTAATCATCAATATAAAAGAAAAGAACAAAAAGGGGGTGTTCTAAAATCTAAAAAAAAGAAGGGTTATTTACCCTTCTTTTTTGTTTTAACTACTTCATCGATTATTCCGTATTCCACAGATTCTTCTGCTGTTAACCAGAAATCTCTTGAGGCGTCTTCTGTGACTTGTTCGGACGTTTTTCCACAGAACTCACCTAACAACTCGAATAAAATTTTATTCGTTTTTTCCCACTCTATGAAGTTTATACGAGCGTCTTGAATATTTCCACCAGCACCACCTGAAGTTTGGTGTAACATGGTCTTTGAAAATCTCAAAGAAGAACGTTTACCTTTTGTTCCGGCGCCTAAAAGAACCGAACCCATAGATGCCGCCATACCTGTGTTTACTGTTCTGATATCGCATGAAATATATTGCATCACGTCAACCATAGAAAGACCTGATTTAACACTACCACCGGGTGAGTCGATATGCATAGTTATATCAGATTTATCGGAAGAGTCCAAAAACATCAATTGTGCTTGAACAATTGTGGACATACGGTCATCAACGGGTCCCGCAACCCATAAAAGTCGGTCTCTCATCAAACGAGAGAAAATGTCCATTTGAGTAACACGTAATTCTCTTTCTTCTAAAATGTAGGGTGTCATTGAAGATTCAATCTTCAAACCTTCATAATGTAAATCGAGAGAGTTTTTACCGAGGTGTTTAACGTAGTAGTTCTGAAATTCTTTTCCAATTTCCATATTTGTGATTTTTCACAAAAATAGAAATTATTTATGACAATCCCAAAATATCATCAGCAATTTCTTGAGACGAAAGTTCGGTCCATTTTCTCGGGTGTTGATAAGACCAAAAAGTCTTCCAATTACCAAACCAAATTAAATCTTTTTTTCTGGTGTCTAAAGTTCTAAAGTCAGTGCTGTCTTTTGGAAATCTTCCGATGTTATACGTTTTATATACATCTATGTATGGAATGTTATAGTAAGTGATAAAAGATTTATTTATGTCATCGAAAGGAGTTTCTACAATTGGAGTACAACCATGGATTCTAACATATTCTTGAACTCTTTTTACCCAAAGTTTGCATTCCTCATAACTTTCGGTTTTCAAAATAAATCGAACTAATTTACCGTAATCATTGAATCGGTGTGAAAAAATCCTGTTCATACCGTGTTCAGGAACATATTTGTATATAAGAATTTCCCAATCACCATAAAATTCTATAGGTAGTTTGAAATATGGACAAAAAGATTTTTTGGGAGATATAGGATAAGACTCTACTGTGTATGGAGTTTCATCATTTTGAAGATACTCTTTGACTTCGACGTAGTAAGATTCGTCAGGACCTGACATTCTAACAAGAATACCTTTATCGAAATTATAAATTATACGTTCATTATTCAGTGCTATATACATAATCCTCTATGACTAATTTATCAATTATTTTTTTATTTAGAGCTCTGAAGGCTTGATTTGGATTTTCAATAATAGGTTCGTTGTGAGAATTAAAAGATGTATTCAATAAAACAGGAATTCCTGACAATTTATAATACTCGTTCAAAATTTCCCAAAACTTAGGTAAATTATCTTTGACAACAATTTGTGGTCTAGCAGTTTTATCAGATTTTTGAATTACGGCAGGAATTTCACTTATCCATTCCTCTTTCGTTGAATAACATAACGTCATGAATTCTGATGTATATTTTGATTTTGAACAGGTGAAAATTTCATCAAATTTTTCTTCCAAAACGATGGGTGCGAAAGGCATTGTTTCGTATCTATTTAACCTTTGATTCAAAATACCATGTGTTCCTACATCTGTGGGACGTACTAAAATACTTCTTGCCCCCAAAGCTCTTGGACCGTGTTCAGAACCTCCTTGGAACCAACCAATTATTTTACCTTCATTCAAATCTTTAGCAATTTCCTCTACATTATATGGTGATTTGAAAAAATTGTAGTTTTTAGAAATATTTGAAATTTTTTCATTTGTATAAGAGGGTCCTAACAATACGTTTTTGAGTTTTTTAGGTAATGGCCATTCACCAAGTTCATGTGACTTTTTTATGCAAGCACCTAATGCTAAACCCTCATCTCCCATAGGAGGAATTACGTAAATTTCTTCAACCCAATCCAATTCGTTTATCTGTTGATTGAGTTTTACATTGGCAAATAAACCACCCGCAAAACAAAATTTTTTGTAATCAGGATAAAGTAAATGTAAGTCTTCGATAAAACGTAACATTAAGTCGTTAGTAAGTTTTTGAAGATTGTAACAGTATATTTCTCTTTTTTCTTTTGTAGAAAAATAACCGTCCTTGAACATCATATCACAAACAAATTTTGTTTTCCACGCTGTTGTTGTTGGATAGAAGTTTAAATTTTTATAATTGATGAGGGAATTTAAAACATCATAAATTTTTTGGTCGAAATGACCATCTGCTGCCATTCCCATAAGTTTTCCTTCATCTTTACACATTCTCCAAATCCCTTCATTATATGCATCATAACCCATAATAGAGGACGTGCTAAAACCCCACAAATGAGACAAACTACCACAAGAATTATATGGGTATTGTCTCAAAAGTTGCATTTTTCCATCTTCACATAAATAAATTTTCATTACTGTATTTTCTCCACCTCCATCGTAAGTAATGGTAATTACTTTACCCATCATACCACTTGTGAAATAAGCTCCGTAGGCATGAGCATCGTGATGAGAACATTTTTCGTAATCTAAATCTGTAATTTCTTTTACATATTTTTCACTAACAGGTGCGGCAAAAACTCTGTAATCTGAATTTTCAACTTTATAACCTGTGGTTTCTTCAATTTTCTTTGTAGATAAAAGTGCAGAGGTCTCATGTATGTCACCAGCTTTTTTTCTTGACATTCTTTCTTCTTCTAATGCTGATACTATTTCGCCGTCTTTTACAACCGCACAACAACCACTATGTGAACCACAATAAAAACCAAAAATTAAACTCATGTAGGTCTTTTGATTAAAAAATTATTTATGACTAAATAATCTAACTTTCTATTGATAGTTGTTGCTATCGCGTCTGAAGGGGTCTCAACTATCGGTTCGGAAGGTCCGTTGAAACTTGTGTTCAAAAGGACTGGTACCCCTGTTCTTTCGTAAAAACTTGAAATTAATTCGTAGAATTTGGGGTTAGATTCTTGTGTCACAGATTGGTGTCTCGCAGAGTTATCAATGTGAACAACTGATGGGATTTTTTCTCTCCATTCCTCTTTCACCTCTGTTGTGACGAGCATAAATGGTGAATAAACAGAAGATTCAAAAATTTCAGATTGATGTTCGAATAAAACGGCAGGTGCGAAGGGTCTGTACCACTCTCTACCTTTTATGTCCGAATTGATATGTCCAATCATCCATTTAGTTATTGGTGAAGCAATGATTGACCTATTACCTAAAGCTCTTGGTCCGATTTCTGAACCCCCTTGAAACCAACCTATAACTCTATTCTGAGTGAGCCAATGAGAAACTTCATTTATAAGGTCTGAGAAATTTTCATATTCTTTGAATTCAATTTCAGGATGATTATTGAGTGCCAATAAAATTTCCCCCCTTTCGTATGATTTACCAAAATATGGGTTAATCAAAGAAGTTTCAGAGATATCGGTAATTTGTTGATATCCATACCACGCACAACCTAAAGGTATTCCTGAGTCATCAGAAGGTGGTAAGAAAAAACAATTTTTATATAAACCAGATTCTAAAATTAATTGATTGGAGTTACAATTCAAAAAAGAACCGCCAGCAACACAAACATTATCAGAATTGGTAAACTTTTTTGCTAATTTTGCCAATATTAGGGAGGATTTTTCTTGCCCTTTTTGGTACATACCTGCGACACATGCTCTTGAAAAAAAGTCAGATTTCCAAGTAACCTTCGGATAGATAAAATTGTTATAAATTCTAATATCATCCTCTAATTCTTCCACAAAGCTGGGACCCTCGTCAACAATACTTTGGTCTGCAAAAGAGGCTAAACCCATCAGTTTTCCAGCACTCCAAGTATGTGTCTTTTCTTCGTAAACCAATTGTAAAGTTGCTTCAGCATAAACTGTACCTAATGAGACGTCATCATTGGTTGCCCAAGGTGTGGGAAATTTTATCCACTTTTTGTAAATCTCTTCGTAAGAATTTTTTTTGAAATGATAAATTGATATTCCTTCTGCCCAATCTTGATTAGGGTCTAAAGACCATTTTTTTGGGTCGTACCATTTGTGTGTTGTATTCTTGTAAGATATTACACTCCCTGATGCGTCTGCAACAATTACTGCTGCTTCATCAAATCCTGAACTAAAAAAAGTTGAATAAGCGTGAGCTAAATGGTGAGGTATAAACAATAAATTTTCTCTTTTCAAGTTAGGAAAAACTCTGAAAAATTTTTCGGGAGCATCATCAATTATTTCAGTTGTTGAATATACCCAAAGGTTGATGTCTTGATGTGAAATTCCTAATGCATTCAAACAATAATTTATTGACTCAAGTGGGATTAGTCCCCCTTGGTAAGCACCGTCATGTTTGATGCGTGACAAACGTTCTTGAGTAATACCCACAAGAACTTTACCATTTTCAATTATTACCGCACCTTTATCATGACCTACTGAGAAGCCTAATACTTTCATTTTTGAATTTTTTAATTTTGTTGTTCAGGAACGTCTGTATCCAAAAGCACTGCAGTTCCCTCTACCAAATCATCGTCACACTTATATATGTGAACTCTGTCGTTAAATTTAAAAACAACGACTTTTTGAATCATTTCATGAACTTTCGATTCTTGGGGGACATCAACGATAATTCCTTGTTTATCTTGAAGTATGAACCCCAAAGCTTTTGCGAAAATGATGGACGCATCAAGAGCGTCTTGTAAATCTATTTTATTTTCCATTTTTATTCTGTTTCATCTGCGATTATGTCGTTAAATTCCGACGCGGCAATTGGATATCTTTCCTCAAAAATTTCATACGCCCTTTCCCTTCTGAATAATTCAATTTCTTTTTGAAACAACTCATCGTGTAAGGTGTCTATTTTATTCTGGAGATATTCATTTTGATTTTTTAATTTGTTCAATTCAATGGCCATTTGATGGTACTTTGTAAGTTTAGAGTTTAACATCATTAATACCCCAAGAAAACTTAGACAAATAACAACAAAAGCAATTCTTAAACTTTTATCGGAAATCATAAGATTAATTTTAATAAATTTTTTTAATAAACAAATGAATTTTGAAAATCATTCCATATTTTGGAAAGGGTATGATTTTCATTCACTAAGGTTGGTGCAAAAGGTCTATGCCTCATTCTCATTCTTGCTTCTTCAGGAGTTCTATCAGCTTTTCTCAAATTACATTTCTGACAAGATGTAACGAGGTTTGTCCAATTATTTGTTCCACCTCTTGATTTGGGCACAACGTGGTCCAAAGTCAAATCCTTGGAGGAACCACAATAAACACATTCATAGCCATCTCTTTTATATATTCTGTTTCTGTTTGCCCGTAGTTGACGAGTATAGTGTCTAATGTATCTCAATAACCGAATAATTACTGGACGCACATAAGTTTTGTATCCTGAAACAATTGGATTTTCATCGGATTTAACAATTTCCGCTTTTCCTTTGTCCACAAGAATGAAACCACGTTGAACCGAAGTGACGTTCAAAGGGGTATAATCATAGTTCAAAACAAGCACGTGACTCATACAAAAAATTTTTACAAAAATAAGTTGTTAATGTCAAAAAAACAAAAAAGGGTCAGTAATTTCCGACCCTTGTATATTTGAAGTTTTAATAGTTGTTTATGGCTCGAGATTTTCCACGTCTCAACATGCCGACTTTCTCATTTATCATTTTAGATTCCAAAAGACAATTATTTTGGTCCTGTTTCATATTCATAAATATTACATAATCAAACATATTTATAAATAAAATTGGATGAAGTTTTTACTCTTTTATAGTGATTTGTTGTCTGAAGCGAGAATGATGGGGAACGAAAAGTTTGATTGGGTTGCCTCCAACATGGGAAATTGGTTATTTGACGAGTTATTTGCAAATCCTGATAAAATCCAATCTTTACCTAACATGGACCAATTTTCTACGTGGGTAAGTTCAAAAATCAAAAAAACACCAACTTCTACTGACTTAGTTGACAATTTGGATTTGATGGAAACATTTCTCCATAGACTTGACCCGAAAGAATCTTCTGCCTTCATTAAATCTGTAATTTCAACTTTTCCAATAATCTTGAATAAAATCACAAGATATGGTAAACCTGAAGTTATGGGAAAAAGAGGAAGACCAATGGGTTCAAAAAACAAACCTAAACCTGATATGTTGGGTGTAGACATATTGAAAACCGTAAGACCTGTCAAAACAACCACCCAAATTCCACAAGAACCTCAACCTGAAATGGAAACAAAAAGGAGAGGGAGACCAAAACAATATGACGACGACCTCAC